ACCTGCTATCCATGGCGTTAGAATAAGCAAACTTTTTGACAGTAACACGCCAAATTTTAGTATAACTACACCCAGTTTCGTCATGGATAAAAGTGCGAGCTGTGAACCAACCAATAAAAGAGGGCCAACAACAGAGGCAATAAAAGTAAAGGCTGCTGAAAGACGACCAATTCCTTTTGTCAATGCCGGACATGCTTCAGTGATTTTTGTAATATAATCCAGAACTTCACTTAACATTGTATTCAGTTTCTTAACGTCTGGAATCAGTTCATCTGCAAACACTCTTTTCAGATCTTCCCATCTCTGTTTCGTTCGTCCCAACTGTTCGTTCAGACTCAACATCTGTCTGGCTACAAGTTTTTCCAACTTACTTCTATCGTTAAGACTGGCAATATAGTCGTGCAACTCTTTTGTAGTCATTTTTACAATAGCAGCGTTACCTGTCAACGCTCTGACACCAAAGACATTTGACAGTGCAGCGTTGATCTGCTGTTCGGTCTGCCCTTTAAGAGCGTCATTAAGTTCACCGATTATTGTTATCAGATCTTTGGCTTTACCTTCATAGTCAAAAGCACTTATATTAAGTTCCCGCAACTGTTTCGACGCTTTATTACCTTCCATAGCCATATTGGCCAATGCTCGACGCATAGCTACACCAGCACGAGACCCACGTACACCTACATCGGCCATAATCGAGATAGCTGCGACAGTTCTTTCCAGAGAATTGTTCATAAGATGAGCCTGGCCAGCGACAAAAGCCATCGCTTCAACAAGGTCATTCATAGTCTGGACAGATGTCGAGAATCCAGCAGCTAATACACTTGCAACTCGGTTAGTCTCAGTAAACGGAATATCGAACGCTTTCATAACACGAATAACGCCTTTAGCCGTCTCTTCAACTTCTACCATACCACCTTTTATAAGTTTTGCTATATCAGGAAACGCTGCTAACGCTTCTTGTGCATTTAGACCGGCAAACCCTAACTGTTTATAGATTTCTGTAAGTTCAGACGCTTCAACATTAAGATCTTTTGACGTTTTGACTACAGAATTTTTCATCCGCATAAACTCTTTAGCAGTTGTATCTGTAGCCGCCGTTGCCCGACGCATAGCTTTGTCTAAACCGCCCCACGCCTTAGTGATTTTGACTAGAGCATATCCAGTCGTAGCACCCATAGCGGTTAATGCCATACTAAATTGACGGACTTCCTGTGCAGTCTGTCTAATAGCTACGCGATTCTTTTTGAATTCTTTTTCTATTTTGTTAAGAGTTGCAGAGGCTTGGTTTTTAATAATAAAGTTAGTGACAATACCTCTAATGGTTAACATGTCCATTTTGGTTTCTACTCTTTATTTTCTCGCACCATTTGACTTGCCTCGTTTTTATCACTTTTGCCAATTGCTTTTAACATTGCCCAGTTTTCGTCAATTTCCTGTTGTCGAGTTTTACCAGTACGAAGGTTTACAAGTGTTCGTTCCATCTGCTGTAAAGCGTCTTTGTACACTTTGGGATTGTATGGTACAACCATAGCTAATGCCATACTATGTGTAAACTCGATTCGCTCTTCAAGTTTCACAATGTTCGCCTCTTTTAACAACATTGCAAAAATGCGAGCGTCCATGTCCCACAACTGCTCTTCTGTAAATGTACCGGGGAAAGCCCGACAGATAAGACCTATTGATCTATATCGGGCTGAGATTCGTTTCCCTCAGCACTCTGGTCAGTACCTGACAAATTGATACTTCTGAGAATATATAAAGCAACGTCCTGTTTCATCCGCCAATCTACGGATTTGAACGTTTCTGCATCTTTCCCGAAAACGATGCCAAGAAATTTGTTGATCATTTCGGGTTTCATATCGGTCTCAGTATCAGTTATTTCTTTACTGAATGCTAATATCTGGGTGGCCATTTCATCCGAAACTATTTCGATCTTCCAGTCCTGTCCGGCAAACCCTTCAATTTCAATTGGCTCATACCTTGACTTATATGTTTTGTCATTCAGATTTAACTTTGCCATTTTCCTGCTTTTCCTTGTCTTTCAGTTGTGGATACATGGACACCCACTTTCTACACCGCTACTTATGATGTTTGTCCATAACCGACAGCCCACAGAGCGTCGGCGGCATAGGTTTCACTGTTAGGAGTGTTAGTGTCAGTTGTAACTTCACTCGCAAGTACAGGGAACCCTACAAACACCATTTCGTAGATTCTTTGTCCTTCCGCATTAAACGTCAGCGAAAGGTTTCTGCGTGGCGCGGCTTTGAACACGGTTAACCACTCTTTCTCGTCGGCAGAAGCTGTAGTTCCGGTCTGTTTCTTGAGAATAAGTGCACCTGCATAGTCGCGCATTGATGTACCTACAACAGTATTGACCATCAACTCGTCGCCAGTAACAACTATGCTACTGTTAATAGAACACGATTCGAGTTGAGCCAGCGTCGTAACTGTTAGTTGTACGGTGGCCGTACAGCTGGTACCGGTATATATCTCATCGTAATTACCTGTACCATGCTGTGCTGTCTTTACAGGTGCCGTGTCGTCAGAAGACTCGAAAGTAACTTCCATATTGTACCCAAGGCTATCATCAGATGTAATATCACCAGCAAGGGTACTGGCTTTCCACAACACCTCGCAAGGACCTAGTGGCCCCATTGGAAAATTCGACATAATGTTCAATCTCCAGATGGTTGTCTAGTTTCATTTATTGCAGTTCAAGATAGAGCGTAAGATTTACAGAAAATGTATACCGACTTTCTGCATCGCGGCCCAAGCTGAACGGTTCAGAACCTGTCGTCGAAATTGCGACATAACTATCTTCCCCTGTTGTTACTGCTGGCAAGCTAACATTCGTATTGTATTTTCCATAAAACAGATCATAGATCTCCCAAGCGGTATCCCGCGCAGACTGATAAGCGGTATCCCGCACAATAACTTGTATCGGTTTTACGGACAATGTGGGAACATAATAATTTTCGATGCCAGGCACTGACTCTAATATAAAAACACAAATGTCAGGTCTATTTGTGTCGTCACCCTCTCCGGCAAAGAGATTAGTCCCGACAGTAAGACTGGCAATTTGTGTTTCAATATACTGTGTAATAGGTTTTATCACGTTACCCATTATCTAAACTCGTTTCTTTGTCATTCATATTCGTCTATTAACATATTTATCATCTGCCAAACCGTCTTCGCAGTTCATCTACGAAAACTTTTGCAGCGTTTGCCACATATTCTCTAACATATATTGTAATCTTACTTTCAAGATATTTGCTACCGGCTTCTCGCCATGTAAACCCGTGTTTAGGTTCTCTTTCATGCCATAACGCTGCATAAGGTTTGTTAAAAGTTATTGAAGCTACAGTTTCGTCCGGGGCAAGAGACGCGCCCGGCGACCGCGACCTAGCTGCAATAGACTCCGCGTCAACATTACCCCATTTCGAGAAGTCATAAAAGTTGTTGTCTACATATACAATGCCAGACCCGCGTAACAGATGATCCCATACAGGTACCTGTGGCGTCTTATGAATAGCATCGTATAGTATCATCATGCCAGTGTCGCCACTAGCTTTTTCGGACGCAGGTTTTATACTCGTTTTAAGTTTGTTCATATCAATCAGAAAATCTTCGCAATCCAGTTCTACATTCGATTCACTACTTTGTGCTGGCATTCTGTTTACCTCACATAAACCCGTAAATATGCAAACCCTGCATCACGTACCTTATGCCATGATATGATCGAATGCGTTGTACTGTCAAAAGTTAGTTTGTCGTCCATGTCAAGAGTTCTGTCCTCGATCTCTACCACAGCGTTACTTATAGCTTCGTTCCCTTTGTTATCGATTACTCGCCGATACTTATATTCAATTCGTCCTTTTAACGATACATCTGTGCCAGCATCAGTTACAGTACCCCATTTATCTCGTGTAGGTTCTGGAGTAAGTATCACAGTATCCCTGAAATATGAACTGCGTGGACTGCTAGCCATTAAAATCCAATCCCCATGTAAACCCCATCATTGCTCTATGCTTTGCAAATTCTAAATCTTTTTTCACAATCGGTTTTCGTCTTTCATATTCCGCATCTTGCATACCAACATGTATCTCAGGACTATAATAGTCTACTATAGCATTTTTGTCTAGGGTAAACTTCGTCGGTGAAAAACTTTGGGCAAACCGTAAAAACTCGTTATGGAAATAGTTGTACTTATATGTAGGGCAAATAAGCTCTCTATCCTTATATCTGTCAAGAAACTTGTTGCCGATAAGAATAACTCTGGCCGGGTGGAATGTCGGGACACAGAACTGTCGGATACCTACAATTCCGTCATAATCGGGATATTGAGAAAGTAGAGTTCTGTACGCGTGAGAAATGGCTGCATATTTAAATTCTACCAGCTCAGACGATAAAAGAAGATGTTCTCCAGCTTTTCTAGCATTTTTCGCAGCTAGATTATATGCGCCAACAATGCCCCAGTGTAAGTATGTACAGTCCAGAGAGAATTTGGGGTCGTTTGCATACAGCTTTTCAGCCCATTTCACTGCACGGTTACCAGATTTACCACCCACGCTTATAATGTTGACAAGAAAGCTGAAATCGACCGGAACCGTCCATGGCAACGAATAAATTGCTCTCTGTAACATATCGTTTCTGTTACGAGTAGGAATTGCTATCCGAATTCGTCTCTCGATCTGTGCCATTTTATTCCATTACGTTACCTGTCATCCAATATCTGGGTTTTCTGGTTTTTGCAAAAGATTTGTCTGGTGGCGGTGAAATTTTTAGTAAATCCCATACCGGTGCCAGTGTTTCGACAGGAGATTCCACCATTCTATCGTAACTTATAAACACTCCTCGGCCCGGGTTGTCAGAACAGAATTGGTTCCATTTTGCATTGTTATGTATCCAGAACCATTCGTAAGGTTCAAACGGAACAACGCTACGCTGATAATCTTTGTCTTCGTTCCAATAACTGGCATGGTTATCCCACACGTTTCGGCCAATAAACACAAACTGTGCTTTCGGAAACACGTTGTTCAGACATATCCATTCCATACCTTTCACACCGGGATTGATAGCGAACTTTGCACCAAACCGTCCTTTATACAGACGTACCATTTCGCTAAACGTTTCTATAGGCCCGGTTACATGAGGAGTGTTAGCCAGACGTTGAAGCTGTGTTACAATCACCGCATGGTATAATACATGAGGTTCAAACAATATATCATGTATGTCCGACGAGTCCATTATAAGTCTGCGCAAAAAGGATGTACCGGCTCTACGCATACCCACTATAAATATAGGACTAATATCTTCTATTGGTTTCAGAAATGTTCCGCCCATGGGTTTCATAACATTTTTCTCCTATCTAATTTCATGTTCGTCTTTCGGGAACCGCCATAATCCACGACATATAAAATTGTCACGAACGAATTGGTTGCGAACCTGATTAAACCCTTTCTGGTTATGTAGCGCATACGAATCACCTTCTTCGTCCGAATTATGCCATTTAGTTGCGGGTACAACATACATTTTACAGTCAGTATTAAACCGTGAAAGTTGGCGAACCCACCACAAATCGTCTAACAACCTGTTACATCCCGACATATCCGTGATAAAGTTTCTGCGAGCACCGAAATATAAACGACCTATAAAGTCTACTCGACCTATATGGGTGACTTTTGTAGCTGGCCCGTTCTTAAACTTTTTTCGAGCAGTGTAAAAAGTCTGGACGAGTTCCTGCATCTCGGCATCTTTGTCCTGGCGAATCTGATAATCTTTACCGAAAATCGAGACTATTTTCTCGTTTACAGGATAAGGAATACTGTTCCAATAAAATAGCAACTCGTCTACAAACCCTTCTTCCGGCACTATATCGTCATCTGCTATAAGTACAAGCTCGTTTTTGAGTAATATAGGTGCCATAAACTTGATCTGACCGCCATAGTTTTTGTTACCGGCAACTATCGTAATCTTATTGTTGGCAAACAGAGACAGATCGGGTTCCCATTCGCCAATAGAATTGTCCCATATCAGAAGTTCGTCTATTTGTGGCAACCATGCGTCGATAATCGCAGGAAGCGAATCAAAACGTTTATACACAGGAATTAAAAGAGAGATGTTGTTATCCATGATCTGTTTTGCTTTTTACCTCATTTAAGTTACATGTATCCGCGATAATTTTAGTTACTTCAACTGCTGTTGCAAGATTTGACGTACAGCAGGTAGAAAATCCCAGTTTTGCGTTTGTAACAATTCCACGAAAATAATTGACTGTATTAACCAGGTTATCGGCCTCGTTATAATAAAACGTCTCTTTCTCTTTAACCAGAAGAGGATCATTATTATTTCTTATTTGTCTGACAAAACGTGTTACGTTAAGAGACTCGTCTTTTTCCATACAATATTCCATGTTACCCGCCGTACCGAAAATCTTAACACCCATATATTTTGCGGGATATTCTATGGAAGCACAAAGCTGGCCGATAACACCACTGGACAACAGAGAACGGAATCGAATAATACCTGTGTCAGATATAGAGTTGGTGTCAGTAGATACAGGCGAAAAAACAGGTTGGAAATCAATAGCTTTTATGTCTACAAACATGTTAAGAACAGAGACAAGATGAGCGAATTTAGATGAGAGTAACTGGTTGACCGAAAAGCCTATACGTCGTGACGGGGTTACACGTCTCATTAAACTCATCTCTATATAATTTAGTGTACCGATTTTGTTGCGTTTGTATAATGTGGCAGCTTTCTGTAAACCGGGCGAAAAGGTGTATGTAAAGTCTACTACCAGTTGTAACTCGTTCTGTACGGCTATGTCTCTTAACCGTTCGGCTTCTGACGGGACTAGAGCTAGCGGTTTTTCACATAGTACGTGTTTTCCGGCATGTAAAGCGTCCAGAACAACATTATAATGAGCGTCTATAGGCGTCGCTACAACTACAGCTTCTACATCTTTATCGTCCCATATGGTGGACAAATTGTTTATAAAACGTCCTTCTGGTACTAACGACCGGCCAAACACATATTTGACGTCAAATCGTTCGTCCAGATACGGAAGAATTCGTGTACCCCAATATCCGTAACCAATAAGAGCTATTCGAGGAGTTGAATTGATTATGTTAGACAGAGGTCTTTGCGTCTGGCCCATACCGATCTCTCCATGCGTTATTGATCTCGACTGCACATCTGTTACACCGTCCATTGTTCAGAAAACATATATCCGGGTTCCAGTTAGGTGACTGGTTGAGTTTGACCTGGTGCATAAACTTATCCATATCATCAGTAACTTTACCCAGTCTGTTAAATGCCATAGACGGAGACGCACAACTCGAACATCTATATACATATCCATCTGCCCCTAAAGTTATCTGGAAATAGCCGAACAGACATTGTTTGTAGTTCATCTGGTCAATATCCTGCGCTTCTGGTGCGATCCAGAATATGAAAGGTTTGTCAGTAGCGTTTTCTGACAGGTACGGTTTAACCAGATTGTAGTATGGAACCCGCATAGGTATTTCAACCTTCTTCTTATATTCGCGTACTTTATCAAAATCTCTGTTATAATTGTCATAAGGAATCGAGAACCGTAAAGAGTCTACACCGATTTCTTTTGCAAGTCTTACAATATTCTCAACCTCTTCCCTCGAACTGTTCCATTCGTTGAACAGGTATACAATACGCAGTTTCGGGAACGGTTTATCGCCCCGAATATCCGTAAACATTCTTAACCCGTCAATAATAGTATGAAAATGGTCGTGGTCTAACTGTTTACTAATCATATGGCTTTTCGCAAACCCAGCGTCAAGAGAACAGCTAAAATAATCTTGTGGCGAATCCGACAGTTCAACGTATTCTGTCATCAACCCTTGTTTTTGTTCCAGCTCAACCAGTTTCGACCCGTTAGAATGGCATCCGAAACAAGAACCGGTTTCTTTTGTTAACCGCATCAACGGCATAAGATCAGGGCTAAGAGTCGGTTCCGTATATTGGCCGCCTACAACAATAAACGGGATTCTACCGTCTAGCTGTCTGACTAACGAAAACATTTGGGGTATCCATGCAGTGTCTAATGTCTGTTGAAAATATCTGCCCTGACAATGCCGACAATGAAAGTTGCACCCCCGTCTACCGTCGCCCGGCAAATGAACGTCAAATTGACGCGGATAAATAACTTCGTCTTTAAACACGCGGTCGAAGTTACCGCCTAGATATTCTTTTAACAGTTCAAAATAATAGTAGCCTGACAATCCGTCATTGTCCGGTCGTTTAGTATCTATACTCATTACAAAATCTTCTACTTTCATTTCTCTGTTTCCTTACATAGAGCTGCACGTTGTTCTCGTTTCTGTGCCCATAACTTATTATCGCCAACCAGACGTTTGTTTTTCACGTCTTTAGACATCTCGTTTATTGTCGCGCCATGTTTATGATAGACAAAAGAGTTAAAACATACCGCCGTTAGATAACCTGCTGCATGGACTTTATCGTTCATGTCGCCGTCACCTCGCCGGAACAAAAACCGTTTATCGTATCCGCCCAACTCGTCCCATACTATACTTTTGCGCATAAGAGAACAGAATCCGGGTACAACCAAACGGTTAGTTTTCAAGGCACTGTCAATTGTATACACTTTGGTCGGTAGACTATGAAAAAAACGTTCAGGATCTTGTTTGCCATCATATCCCACATATTTCCCGGCTGCTCGATGTCCGCAAATGCCACTCATTGTATCGGCTACAGACGAGATAATCGCAATCTTGTCATTGGTATTTATGCCGGTTATAAGTCTGGTAAGCCAGTCGGGAGTAACCATAACATCATTATTCATTAACACAAAAAGGTCAGACCGAACTTTTGACATTCCAAAATGAACGGTAGGTCCAAACCCCCTATTTTTAGGGAACATATAAAATTCATGTATAGAAGGGCGGAAAGAGTTTAGAAGAGACCGCACTTTTTCTATACCATTTTTGTCAGGAGTACCATCGTCTATAAGTATAATACGGAAATCCCGTGTATATTTAACAATACTTTTCAGGCATTTAACGCTACAATCTATTGTCAGATATTGTGGAATCAAAATGTCAATGGTCATCGATTTCTGCCCGTTTACATAAGATTGAAACATGTCGTTCCGTACCAACCGCATTCTTTTCTATTAACCAGTCATTTGTTTTTGGTTGCATATCATGTATATAACTGATAGTAAATCCCGAATCCCTTATAAACTGCAACATCTCTACAGGATCGTCTTCTGCGAGAACGATTAGAGACGGAAAAAACTCCATTATCATAAATTCGATGTTGTTAATTTGTTCATCTAACCCTTTTAACGCTTTGAACTCATATCCTTCAATATCAAGTTTCAACAGCTTTATACTTGTATTCTGTGGTATGACTTCGCTACTTTTCTTTATCTCGACATCTGCCGATGCCATCCGTGGATCCCGTTTTGACAGACAATGAGCACCTTTGTTCCGCAGATCAATGTAAAGAGTACCAGACTTGTTTGTATCCGAAACAGCACATCTAATTATCTTTACGTTCTGATACGGCAACATCGCAACGTTCGCTGTCAGAACTTTACAATTTTCGGTTTCCGGTTCAACAGCATATACCATTCCTGTTTCTCCGACAGCGCGTGCCATTTCACATGTATGGACACCTATATTTGCACCGAAATCTATACAGACGTCACCTTGTACTAGTATACTGTGCATAACCGCGTTTTCTTCTATTTCATACCCTCCTTTGTTTTTAACCTGTACAGAGACTATAGTATCTTTATCGTGTATCCAAAAATCGTTACCAAAAGATTTAACTTTTTCCATTATCGCTTTGCTTTTCTCTGTTTATACGTCTCATTCCAAACTTTTTCGTATAACGTATACCTTTCTACTCGCGACCCTCGATAGATAGCACTTTTCCCTTTTGCACAAGGTAAATGCCGCCACGCAGAAGACGGAACAACATATTTCGGAACGTCAGGCCAACATATATTACCTAACCATATATCATCTCCGGTTCGTACCATTCCACGGGTATCAAGATTCTTTAATACCCATCGTGGACACATGAACGTTATACCAACCATGTCAACTTCTACAGGCTCTTTAACCCTACTCGATCTAAATCCTTTTGTGTTACCATCATATCGCGGCCCTTCAAACTGACGACCCATTACCGATACAAATACATTATCGCCTAGATCATGGTAATGTTTATACATATCTTTTACCAAACCCGGTAGCGGTTCCATATCATCGTCAGCAAAAATCAGAAGGTCACCGTCTGTAGCGTATGCCATTGCATAATCGCCACGAGTATGTATACTTTTAGGTACTCGTATATGTTCTACACGAGGGTCAGACGTATCGAACTTTGCGCCGTTTCCGCCGTCAACAACCCATATTTGATCTACAGGCTGATCTCTCCATCCTTTAACTGCACGGTCAAGAGTCTCGTACCGTTCAAGATGATATGTATTAAAAAGTACACTAATAGTTTTACCGTCAATCATTGTCCTAGAGCCTCCAGAATCTTTTTACATCGATGTGTATACGTATAGTTGTTGAGCACATGTTTTCGGATAGACTGTCGTAACTGCTTTCTTAACACAAGATTGTTGCGCAATTCATTAACCTTATCCGCTGTCTCTTCTCTATTATACGAGAACAATACATGTTCACCATCTACAAACTCGTTTTCAATACCATCTACATATTCGACCACACATGCACCACCAGCAGCACCCATAAGATAGATTCTGTTACTCCAATAGTTCTGGACGCCATATTCAGGTTTTGGCACATAAACTGCCGATGATTGAGCACATATCCGGGTTAACTGGTTACCGAATACACGGCCATGGAATGTTGCCAAGGGTGCCATTGCACGACATTTCGTAACTCCACAATATAATGCGTTAAATCGGGTTGATAGGTATTGGAACGTTTCTGTCCTGTTATAACCAGTTCTGAGCATACCTCCAAACATCACATCGTATTGTGGTTCCATATCGTAATCGGGAGTTATAGAGAAATCTGTTTCGTCTACACCTTGCATTAAATGCAAATATCGTTTAACATATTTTTCCCATGGTATAGAATGGTCTGTTGTAGCCACCAGATCCCAATACTGTGCCATTTTCATGAGACCATTATATAATTCTTCTTTTTGCCATCCGTATTTAGGATTAAGACAGTCAAAAGTCCATAACACCAGTTTTGCGTCATCTCTCTTTTTCCGTACTATTTCTGCAACCTTATCCGCGTTCCGTGGTTTCAAGATACTATGCGCACTAAAAATAATGTCAAATTGACGTATATCGCTAACAGGCTTTTCTACATCACAACAAAAGACTTCATGACCGAGATTTCTAAAAGCATCGGCTACCCGATATTCGTTTAGTCGTCTAATCCCACCACTTTTTCTCTCTTCTGCACTAATTAGTATTCGCATTTTAGTGTAACCGTATTTTCTTTTCCTGTTTGCCTGTCATGTAGCATTTCTATGTCGAAACCGATTATCTCTAAACTCCCAATCCGGTTTTAGTAAAGTATCTTGTCGTAATACCCCATATTCATGAAGTATCTGTGCAATTCTGTCTGGATCAGTAATGTCAGCTTCAGAAGTTAGTTGCCGGGGCGAATAACTCGTAGGATTTTTACTCTGCTTTAACTCTCTGGTATTCGTACCGTGTTTAACAACACACACCTTGTTTTTGTCCGGTAACATTTCAGTACCAAGTAGTCTGCGCATAGGAGCGGCATGTGCTACAAATGCCGCCTGTTTAAACTTATCCCAGTCTTTGTACATATCTTTAGAAAAAATACGAGTTGTAAACGGTGTTGGCAACTTACGTATATGTTTACCAATAAACCCGTAGTTTCTATCCCATAAAAGGTTCTGACCGAAACTAAACGACGCGACTTTATCAACACGTTTTTTACGTTCAGAAAGGTCTCGTATAGTCTGGAGTGTAGACAAATGGTATAGATCGTCGGAATCCAGACGTGAAATTGTAAGCCAATCATCGTCTATTTCATAAGTACGTTGTTCACCTCTATCGAATATCAGTTCTACTTTCCTGTGCCAAGGTAGCTGTGCAACATAGTCTCTGTTATTTTTGTCGCATACAACCCATAAATCGAAATCGTCATGGTACTGGTTTAGAATCGAACGTAACGTGAATTTCTGGAACAAATCGAATCGAATATCTATCCATTGATGACTTTTTATTATAGGGCCGCCGTGTATATATCGGTCAATCGCAAACAAGATCATTATTACATGTCGCATTTTATTTCTATCTACTCCTTTTTAACCGTCTACTAGCTTGAAAGTGTTTAACAACAGGATTCGACACCAGACTATCCATAATTTTGTCAATAGCAAGGTATTCTGGCGGTAACCCTACAGTATTTACTCTGTTTCTGCTCTCTAAAACGTCTCGTAACGCAAGCTGGTTGCCGATATTGGGATATTCTTTATCTTTTTCGACCCATTGTTTAACAATTTCGATAGATTCTGCTTGTCTGTTACCAAAAAATACCGTACCGGTTCCAGGTTCGTCTGGCTTCTGTTTTCTATGGGGAATGTCACTAGCATTTAACCAATAAACAGCTACAGATGGTCTGGAAAGGCACAATCTATCGAACATCTCTGGATATTGGACAATTTCAGCGTCAGAATCCAGCCATACAACCGGTTTATCATGGAATTTGTATAACATTTCGAGTATAAACCGAGTTTTCTCCTTTATATTAGCAGACCACGAACCTTTACTAGGCCGACCTTCGATATAATGTTCCAGTCCAAACAGGTGTAACGATTTATGTAACCGTCCGATCTCGTTCTCATATCCATTATCAATAGTATAATACGATATTACCATAGGTCGCTCGATCCTGTCAATTCTTTCCTGTTCCCATGTCGAACGCCGGAACGATTCCAGTGCACTGTCAGGATTGAGATTGACAATTTCCGCCCGTTTGTTTATATCTTCTTCTACAACTTTAAACGCTTGTCTAAATTTACAATACACTTTGTCTTTTTGTGGCCATTTATATCCAGAATGGAAATTAGCTTGTGCCCCGTCTTTACCAACCATATCGAATCCCAACAAATAGATAGGGGACGCGCCCAGACATAGAGCGAGGTTGATCGCGCCAAACCCCGTATTTTCTCCGTTTCCGAGACCGTCTTTTAACGAACGCGGCATACACCTATTTTTCTGGTGCCGTTTTATAGTATAACAGTATGGAGTCGGTGCAGGAGTTTTTCCGCTCTGGAGGTATAGACAATATCCGCCAAAAGCTCTTATTTTGTTACGAGCAGCAACAGATCCTTCTATATCTTTAGGGTCGATTGCGCCTTTATCAGTCTCAATAAAAACACGATCATCCTGTGCAATTATAATAGACGGGTCACAGTATTCATGAGCACGGTTAATAGCAATAACAAGTTCACCGTTTAGTTTCGACCAGTCAAAAGTTTTAAGAGACAGACCGCCACCTACTACAAAACAACGGTGCCCAGTCCATATACCGTCTTTTACATAGTCGATAAACTGAACGCTTTTTCCCTTATCCATTCCATACTGTTCCGCAAACTTGCTTTACGGTATATACCCCGGCATATATCCCCATACACCGTTTACGGCAAACCCGCCTGCACGTAACAGTTGAAGTGCACGAGGAGCTATAAAAACTTTCTCGACATCTTTATATGTTTCACCATAGACTTGTGATTTTGTAACACCTTGCGATACCAACTGTTCTCTAGCTTCTGCACCGGTATCTATAAGATGGAACAATACCTGTTCACAGATAGCTGCTTCAACAGCGTCGGGAAACAAAGTCGCATCGTCGGCAGCGTTTGGCATAGGATGTGGCAATACGAACAGATGAGACATATACAATTCCAGTTGAGCTGTACGCAGTTTATCGTCTTTGTCAACACCGGTTACCCAATAATCGGTTGCATCCCGACGAGTACTAAAATATGTGTCGGCAGCAACAGACGTTACCCATTGGTTGGAAAAGGTGATTGTACCTGCCGTATATGTGGTTGTACCACTGTTCACAGCTTCAATGGAATAGGTATAGCTTATACCATATTCAACACCCGTAAACGTATGTTTGTATATCCCGCTATCCTCGATAACCTGTGTCATGCCAGTTGCGTCAGGTACAACAACTTCATAATTGTCAGAACGGCGGACACCATAAACTTCGTTTTCGTCCGAAAGGGTCATAGAAGACGGTTCGACCAAATCCCCGTCAACTCGGTTCTCTGCCCAAATCGTAAATGTTATTGGCATAACAACCCCCCTGTATTCAACCTCTAATTGTTTATTTACGGAAAAACACGTCAATATACCCTATACTAGTTGCACCAGCGTTTGAAACTGCAAGGTCTAACGGGCCAATCCAACATGGAAAAACGTCAGGTGCATATGTTAGACATATACTACCGGCATCAACGGTACCGTCCGGACTCAAATATATACCATTTGTATAACTGGCATTTAATTCCAAAGTAGTAGGCGAAAAGTATACTGAATCGTCACATATGTATAATTCTGCAATTATCGTATCGCCGGTCGAACCTGTTAGACTATCGTATACGGTTACAATTCCGGCGGTTGTAGCAGGTTTTGTAATACATACTGTATTAAGTTTACCTTTTCCACGCCGGATCAATGTACCGCCGTCTAATACATCCCATCGTGTATACATATTACAAACAGCAGGTACACGGAAATGTTTACTAACACTGTTTGACAAATCCGTACCCGCTCCGCCCAACACATCGAATCCTAACGAATCTGTTAGAGTTATATCGTAACCGTCGGTAGGTTGAGTACCGGAATCTGTATTAGGTCGAAATGATACCAGTTCAACTGTACCGGCAATACCACCGATATTTGCCAACGTACAGTTACCGTCACCGTCTGACAACCATGTAATAGTCCGACACGCCAAATTACCTAACCGCGGATTTCCGCTACTTCGACTTGTAATTGTTACTGTACCAGTATCGGCCATAACTTTAACCCTCCTGGGTCACTCATAAATGACCGTTAATCAGCCTTTGAACTGCGGATAACCATGTCCAATGTTTTAGAAGCGTCCGGGGTACCGGCAATAACATATGTATTATACGTTGCACTGATTGTACCGGCATCGGTCGCATTGTTAAAGTTATGGACGAGAACGTCAGCGGATTTGCCAATTTTACATCCAAGACCATAAGTTTTTGCAAACCCGAAAGTATATGCATCGTTAGTATCACAGTCTTCGCCATCACCCGTCACAACAGTAAACGATAGAGTTGTAAGAGACGAATATGCGTGTAGACACGTTGCGGTCCATGTATCTACCCCACCTGTAAACGATAATGTTGCGGCTATATCCGTATCGTTTTCAGTCCGGCCAAACTGATCTGTACCAACTACGGTCATTGTAACAGACGTCCACGAATCGTCGCCACTAGCTTTATCGTTCGTAACATATAATACGGGACATACCGGATGGTTAGGCGCAACAGATTTTGTCATACTTGCAGCAGCTAGTGTAAACGTGGTTGTTGCCGACAGAGCTGTAGACGTTTTGAACCAGTCTACATCAGCTGCCAACGGCGCAAAATGAAATTCTGTGTTTACCTGATCGCGCCATATTTTTCTGAATCGCGGATCCCAGATTCTTGGTCCTGTAGGCATTGTACTTTTCCTTTTCCATGTAGGGGGCAGATTTGTACGTTTATTTCAACAATACTATCTACCCCCGTTCGTTCCATGAACTTGTTTCTCTATTTTATGTTCCTGTTTTCGTTTCCGTTTAACTTCTGTTTATTTTTTACTGTTAACACCCATTAACTGGTTGAAAGACTTTCGATTAGCCCGTGATACTTGTACGTGAAATAATCGATTCCAAATATACAGAACAACATTTCGCGGTCACCTGCACCGAGTTTTGCTAACGGTTGCGTAAAGATAGGCGGTAACCCGTCAACAATACCAAATCCAGGCCGGAAATATTCCAGGTCAACGAACAAGATATCGTCAGAAGCCAGAACCGGATCGTATACTACACCACATTCGCCTGCAACTGGCAGAACGATTCGTTCAAGATTCACGCCGCCAACGTTACGAGATTGCGGCTGGAACCCATATAGATCCGAAATAGCCTGATACTGATGTGCTCCACATGCAAGAACCATATCATTGAATTCCGCACCAAGACCTGCCATCCGTTCAATTTCGGTGTTAATATGTTCGGTTGTAAGATCTGATCCGCCAGCATCGGTCGATGCAACAGCGTTGATAGCAGTTACAAGTCCCTGCGTCTGACCGGCAGTTGCAGCGTTCGTCCACGCTTGTCCAGTACCACGTAACGCTGAATATTCGAGGTCTCCGACCAACTGTTTCATATGAGCTTTGCGCTGTATAGGCATACCAGCGATTTGTGCAAACACATCGTTAATGTTCGCTACTCCGCCAATTACTTTGTTAAGAGCACGAGCTGCATAAGAGACTATATACTGTAACTCGTGGATTTCAGCGTAATTGGTTTCCTGTGAAGCTGTATAGCTCGTAGCAGTAATAGTAGTAATCGAAGCGTCTTCAGTAACAGTATTCTGTGCAGCCGCATTAGGTGTAATCGCATTCGACATAGAATATTGGCTACCGGTTAGAATACGATAACCTCGTGTCAACCCTGCCATCGAAAGCAATGGAGATAGACCAAACGCTGCACCAATATAAAGCACTTCACCAGTGTAATTTGTTACATCGGTAGTTGTGATTGGTTCTGATTGAGATGCCATTAGTTTTTACCTTTTTATACCGACAGTACCACTCGCCCGATTATATAAATTGTTGTTTCACGCCTTTAGCTTCATTTTCTCTCAGTGTTTTGAGCCTTAGACTCTCACCGAAATCTCCTTCAGCCACGGCTTTAGCAATTTGCGCATCCAGACTAAGAGATTCTGTAGGCTGTTTAGTTTTACCGCCCTTCTGACCAGGTGCAGGACCAGTATCCATCAACTCGGCTTTAAACCGTTCAACTTCCGCTTTTACACGTTCGTCCATTACTTTGGTAAACCCGTCAATAAAATCGGCAAGTTCTTCAAGAGAATCGTCTTCCACTTTTACAAGATGATAGAAATCATGAAACTCAACGGGGATTTCTTTCCGTGTTAACAACTTGTCAACATTTTCACGCTTTCTTATAGCATCAAGTTCTGCCTGTTTTTCTGCAAGTTGCCTTGTTCGTTCTTCTAACAGTTCACCTTGTTTGTTTTCAGCTAACAACAAATCTTCACGAGCTTTTTGTTCAGCCCTTTGCGTAGCCTTCAACTCAGCTTCTTGCCGTTCTCGCTCGAACTTTTTCCGCGCCTGATTCACGCGGCGGTCAGTTTCAGATTTTTCATGGGCTATGATAGCAGCAGTCTTCTCTTCAGTAGACGCATTCTCAAATCCCATTATATCAGCAACACTAACATTTGGATTAGACTCTATCATTTCCGATAAAGTCATGGACGGAGTTTCAGTGCTCTGTTCCTGCGCCCCTTCGTTCAGGGTTTCAGAACCAGAGTCCTGTGTACCTACACTTACGTTATTTCCGAGTTCCGACGTCATTTTACCGTACCTCTTCAATTAACCTGTATTCTGTGTTGTACGTTCTGTCTTTTGCCAGCTACTACAAATCTTACAACACCGCAGAAAGGTAATAACGGTTTAACCCTTGTCTGTCACTATCTACACTGGATTCACCCACTATATCTACCTATCTGCACCTTGCTCTACCACAAGACCGTCACATAATCTTGTGTTTTATAAATCTTAAACTGCTGACCCAGGTGTATTATCACCCTCTTTCATGTCTTTGTCAAATATTACCTGCTCAGACTGTACTGGTTTTCGGGAATCCAACATCTCTTTACGTTTAGCTTTCGCGGCTTCAGCCGAATCCCGCACCTTAGGTATAAGCCTGATCCTGTCTTCCAATGACAACGTTTTTTCCAGACTTGGCATGGCACCATAAAGCTCGATTTCGTTAACAGGTATATTGGGGAAAAATGTAATGTCAAAATCTGTCAACAGAGGTTCTCCGTTTAGCATCCATATAGCGTTAAACAGATCAATTTCTTCCCGAATACCTACACTAAAGTTCTCTTTAAACGTGCCAGTCTGTTCGATTTGCGGTTGTAACTTGAGTTTAAGAGCAATTCCTGACGCCTGTCCTGTTGCACCGAGAATAGCGTCTATATCACATATTTTCAACATACGGTGTAACGCGCCACGAGTGAGTTCGAGGTCAAAAGCAACTTTTTTCTCGTCGTTACCTTTTGTAAGAAACTCTGCATGGCCGCCCGGTAAAAGCGGTAGAAGTTTCAGATCTTTTATCATTTTTGCAAACGTTTCGCCAGCTTCGTTCTCTTCTAACAGAGCGTCTACACTCGGCATTCCTATAATAGCCAGCACAGCGTCTACATTATACTTTACATCGTCGGCGTTATACGACCGGACTTCGTTATAGATGTCCTGTTGTCCCATAATTGCCGGGGTAATAAACGAAGCATACGATGAAAGTACCGGATATACAGCTATTGGCACCCGACCATACATATGTTCTGTCCGGCTTGATGTAACACGAGCGTCAGTAGACACGTTTTCTTTACCCGACCCACTCTCGACCTTATACGTGTATATATACCGAGAATCGTATGCTGTATAGAATGTTGCACCGGTTTTACTAACCTTTTCACCGTCCCACGTTCCTTCCGGTATTTCCCATCGGTATATGGCGACCACAATCTGACCGTCTATATCGTACATGAACCCCCAGTTTATTGGTGTATAGACCGTAGTGGATATACCGTTATCTTCCGACCATGAATGCAGGCTGATTGACATGCCATAGAGAATAGCGTTTTCCAGATGTTCCCGCCGTTGCCGATCAAGGTTAAGTGCATTTGAAAGTTCGTCATAGTTTTTAAGAGCCGTTTCAACTTCCACCTGTTTCTCTGTACCTCTTATATAAGGTGCAGGAGTTAGTTCAGGCGGTTCGTACAGGATAAACCCTACATGTTTAGAAATACCATATTCAATGAAGTTTGTAACAACTTTAGACCTTGCACGACCGTCTATCCGGTCGTCTGCAACGTCGAGAATAGCCTGTTGACCGGAATAATAGTTTGCACGTTTTATATATCCGTTACGTATATCGGCGTCATTATCCCAAATATCTTTTATCTCGGCAAACGATAGAGTTGGTAGAATAGACGGTGTTTGTAAAGCTGGCCGTCGTTTAGCCATTTGTTGTTTACCAGTCACAGTCTTTAGTTTTAGAGGTTGCAACCATTTCATAGTCATGTTCATAGATTCCTATAACTTTCGTTTAAAACATTTATACCGTTCAAAACACTTATACTTATATTTCTAAACACCTATTTTGTTTCGTGGAAACGGAAAACAAATTTGCCCTTCTTTTAGAAACATGTATGCACCTACAACAGCGTCAACCAGATCGTCATGCGAACCTTTTGGAAACTCTTTTACCTGTTGCAACCATAAATCCGTCCATTTGTTGTTGACTATTACATGTACGTTACCGGCTTCAAAAATAGGTTCGACGTTTTCTGCCCGTACAACTTTGTCTCCTTTTCCTATAGGCGTCCATTCTCTTACACATATTATACCTGCAAGCACATCTGCAAGACGTGTAGACGCGTCTTTATACCCGCCAACAGATTCTTGTACTTGGTATACGGACGCTCCGTCGTTTAAAGCTGTAGCTTGAATAATACGGTCTCGTTTAGGAGCGGCCCATTGACCTGCTACAATATCTTTAATCCATAGATGGGGTATACGAAGGTCGCCCACAGTTTTAAATGTTACACATACAAGTGCACCAGCCGTATAATCGGGATCGGTTTTGCCAACCTGTTTTTCTGTAGATGCTAAATCCCAGAACCGAACGTATCGCGAGTTTGTAGGAAAAGATTTATCGTTTTTATGATATTTTATCCGGTCAATATCAAAAAGGTTACCTTTTAGAACCGTAGGCGAACAGTCGAGCAACCCGGCAGACGCATAACGACCAAGTGCAGCATATTGACCTTCATACCAATTGTCTGAAATTCGTTCTGAAAATAAAAACCTGCTCTTATACTTTATTTTTTTACCACACGCATATGCAGGCCCTTTAGCAGAAAACTTCATAAATTCAAACATAGGAAAATCGGGATCTTCTTTTATCTGCTTTTTAATTCGACCGAACGGATCGTCCATATGCCATGGAGTAGCAGATATAATGGTTATCGATACCGGTGCCCGACGAGTCAAAAATTCGTTTACAATTGCATCCCAAACCCTTTCACGGTACACTATGGACTCGGCTTCTTTACGATTCTTAAAAAAATCGTCTACAACTCCGATTACATAACCGGAACCTGTTAGACCACCTGTTAGACCTGTAGACACTATATCGCCGGTAGATTCCTGCCATTCTTTTTTCACTTGATCATAATAGTCCGTTCGCCAAAGAGCATCGGTTCGTTTTTTCACACTTAACCGCACGTTCGGAAACAGTTTATGATATTGCGGCGACTGAACAATGTTGCGAGCTTTACGAGAAAACTTATGTACGAGATTAGCACCATATCCTGTAAACATCATGTCAGGTTGCATAAACGCTAGTCTACCTGCCATATACGGTGGCAAAGCACAAGAAACCATATCCGATTTTCCTGCCCTAAAATGAGTTTTAATAGCCAGAAATGTATCATATCCGTCTAACAGATCTTCAACGGCCTGGTCAATACGTGCGGCAATAATCCTTGTATGTAACCCTTCACAAAACGGTTGCGGCATCCACCATACATATTTCATGAAATCAAGGAAATGGGTACGGGCACGGGCACGACGACGCAACTCTCGTGCAGCGTCTAACAACTTTCGATCTTCATGCGCGCTCATCTGCCGTTTCGCCGCAGTTTCAACGCTGCTGACAGGGATACTATTGGCCATCTCGCATCTTTCTTATCCGTCGTCCTACATCTTTAATCAGGTTGGGTCGAGGATCAACGTCGGGACTCTTTTTCTGTTGCGGTTCTGGTATATCCATATCCGAATCGCCAACATTCCAATCATCGTCTTCTTCTATTATATCTTCTGTATACAAAGACTCTTCTTCACCATACATAATTTCATCGCCAACGTTTTCAACCTCGAACCCGTCATCCAAATCTGCAAAAACGTTTTCCATTATATCGCTAAACTCTTGATCTTCTTTTGGGGTCAAAGTGGTTTTAGTTGGCAAAGTTTCGGGCGGTGGAATCTCTATGTTTAACCCCTGTTTCTTCGCAATTGACGTTATAAGATTGTGTAAAAAAGCGTCACTCTGGCTAGACGTTTCGAGACTACCGTCAGTCCGCGATATACCTATACCAAGATGTTTTGCAAGCGTTTTTAGAGCTTCTGGTTTAGAATACAGCTTTACTGTAGTAGTAGTTTTACCGGATTTGTCAATCACCTGTTTGATTTCGCTGATTGCAGCAGCAACGTCTTCTGGCAGATCAGCTGAAGGAATAAGTCGAATCCATTCACTGACTGTCCCGGTTTTCTTTTCATCGTCCTGCGAACTCTCTGTACGTCCCCACTGTATAACATCAGTAATCTTTACAAATGCCAGTCGAGCAAGTTCTTCTACAACTTTATCAGCTGATACAAACGTTCTTCGCATACGTTCAGCTTTAGCGTCCGCAATAGCGTCAAGAATCTTCTGCTGTTTGATTAACGCCAGTCCTGTCCGACGTGCAGTTTTAGGAGAATATCCGGCACGAAGAGCAGCTTTCGGTGCACTCATATCTATTAGATATTCGTATACAAATCTCTGTTGTAAACCTGATATGCCAGTTTGCTCTTGATCTATTTCAGGTTTAGACCGCGACTTGGGTCTGTTAGATTTGTTATTAGACTTGTTTGCCATTATTCTGGTGTTTCTCCTCGTCGTTCCTGATCTTTCTGAATAGCATAGCCTTGAATACGCGCCCGTCGTTCAGCCTCTTTTCGAGCAGCTTCGTTTCCGAGCGTATATGTATAACACTTTCCTGTTTTACCCCATCGGAATCCAGGTTTGCCATCTTTTCTACATGGTTGGACAGGCATATTTTAGTACCTCCATTTCGATGCTCTATTCTTCTATTTTGGTGTTAAGCAACGGCAAAGCTAACGGTGAACGGGTTTCAACACGTTGTAAAAAACTTTTTGGAGCGTCGTATATGAGTGTCGGTGCTGTAACAGTTATCCTGTCAACTTCATCGTTAATATCTTCGAGAGATGTTTCTGCGCCATCGTCTTTATTTGTGCTGTCGTCTTTGTTCTTGTCATCCATCTTATTATCGTCACTGCCATGAATATCGCCAGACTTTACTGCCATCTGTTTTGTTGGCAACATAATTGTAGACACACTAGACGATATATCGGCATCGTCGTAACCTACCAGAGTGTTGCGCGACACGGCATGGTCACCTGTCGGGCCTATAGTTAGAGCCGAGCCAATACCTACTCCAAGAGCGTTGAGTGCCGAACCTATCCCGACAGATACCGGGTTAAGAGTTGAAGCTGAAATTTCCAGAAACTTTTCAACAGGTCTTACAGCAGATTCAACTACTTTTACTATAACACTATCTGTTTCCGGTGCTCTATACACGTGCGTAGTCTGGACAGCTTTCCTGTCTGTACGAAACGTAGCACAGCTAATAGACAATAGAAGAGTAACACATAACATAACATAAACTTGTAACTTCATTTGGTTTAACCTCTCTTCTTTCTTTTTCGTAAAGCCGCCTGTACCCTCTTGTTCTGTGTAAGTCGGGACAATGCTCTAAGAGGATGCGAATAACCAGCCGCTTTAACAGCTTTAAGAGGGTCTAACCCTTCGCGACGATATATCACATAGAGAGCCTGTTTTTCGGTCAAATCTTTGTATTGAGACAGTTCCGTTATCTTGACCTCTGGTTTATCAGTATAATCGGATTCCTGAAACTTATTCACATCCAGTTTACCGGCTAACGTTTCGGCGACAACCCGCATCCGCTGATTGACTTTTATCTGTTTTTCGAGCGGTATATCAACTTTGCTGTTCTTGAGTTTATGTGACATGTCTCGTAGAAGTTTGGACACAACCTCTTCGTACCGGAAATTTATCTCGTCACCTTCAATTTCTTTCGCTATCTTTTTAAACGATTCCTGGGCTAACCGTCTGACAAACAATCTATACCGTATTGGACATTTTTTGATAAGTATTACGAGATAACTTACAAGAAAAGTACTGACAATCCCGATAGGAAACAAATGTTCTACAATCCATTCTATCATTTTTTATATTCTCCTGCTACTATATACATGTTTATCAACGACGCCGGTTACGCGGTCTACCACGACGAACCGTTCCGCGACGACTTGTTCCACGACGCGAAACATTTAAGCTCCGTCTAGTACCGGTCCTACACGGGCCTAACCCGCGTCCAGTACGAGGACCTGCACCGTTCGGGCCTGTCCCATCTCTATTGGGCATACTTTTTCACCTCCTTGTTATTGTTGTCCGACTCTAACTCCTGTGTACTACCTACATACAACGTCTTTTTTCAGTTCATTGTTCATTATTCCTGTATATTACCTATGTACCGTCACTTTACATATATCACAAAAAACAGGTTTTGTCAAATGTATATTCGTGATTTAACTTTTTGATCTTATTTATGATATAATAGATTAGAAGTTGAATGCAGGGGAATGTTAGATAAAGAAAGAGAAGAGATATGGCAAGGTTAATACAGAGATATAGGGGTGAATTGTTGGTTTGTTAGTCTGCTGGTTTATTGGCCTGAAAGATTAGACTTGGTTTACGAACATTTACTCCAACCACATTCCAGACATACACGACAACCGCCTTCAGAAACCAATTGGCTATCGCATAGAGGACATGTATCGGGAACTTGCTGTAAAGTGTCGTACGATATATCTGACGTATTATCTGTGCAATTGTTAGAACTGTTATTATTGTTCCAGAAATGTTCTAACGCCCGGCCAATAGCGTCTGGACATGACAATACTTTTAATTGTTTACCTTTACAAGACAGACATCGGATACCGCGCAGTTGTTCGATCACGTCCGTAACATTTACACCTGCACGTAAAGCTAACGATACGATTCTGCTAATAGCCTCGCTTTGCGCCGGACACCCGCCGGCTTTACCAAGGATAGTAAACACTTCACAGATTCCGTCGTTGTCTTTGTTGACGGTAACGTATAGCGTACCACAAGCGACTCTAAACTTTGTAGTTGTACCTTCTGTAACCTGGTCACGGACACGTGGACTGATAGACGTTAGACTAGTACTACTGGAAATGTTTTGAGATTGAGACGATGAAGTAAGTATCTGTGTTTCTTTACATCCGTCCCGGAACACTGTAACACCTTTACACCCCATTTTATATGCCATTATATACGTATTTCTCACATCTGCTACAGTAGCATTATGCGTAAGATTGACAGTTTTTGAAATTGAATTGTCCACATATTTCTGGAACGCCGCTTGCATAAGCACATGAGATGAAGGGTCTATATCATGTGCAGTTTTGAACACTTCTTTTGTTCTGTCAGGGACACCGTCCATATTCTGTATACTACCACCAGCTTCCGATAACTTGTCAAAGAAGTTTTCAATCCCCCAATACTGGTTCTTCTTTGCATATCGTTCAAATACGGGGTTGACCATCTGGACATATTCGTCGTCGATTTTCCGGTTGTATATAAGTGCATAGTTAGGTTCGATACCAGACGAACAGTTTGCAAGAAGAGAAAGGGTGCCAGTAGGTGCAACTGTAGTACATGCAGCGTTCCGCATATTTGCAAATTCACGGTACCATTCGCTCCCTTCAAACCCGTCGAAACTGCTACGACTCGCACCCAGAGATGCAGACGCTGTATGTGCCAGATTAGAAATAATTCTCATAATTTCCGAACCTAATTCCCGAGCTTCTACAGAATCGTATGGGATTTCCAGCATATACAAAACGTCTGCAAACCCCATAACGCCTAACCCGATCTTTCTATTACGTAGTGTAGCCGTCCTGATCTCGTTTGTAGGGTATACGTTTACAGATATTGTATCATCGAGAAATCGTACACATGTGGAGACAGTTTTGGACGCAAGTAGTTTCGAGAAGTCAAATGAACGGGTAGATTCATTTACAAATTTCGTGAGGTTTATAGAACCCAGACAACAGCTTTCGTTTGCTAACAAAAACTGTTCGCCACACGGGTTACACGCTTCGATTCTACCGAGATTTGGTGTAGGATTAGTCGCGTTTACTTTGTCAATAAACAGTATACCGGGATCGCCGCAAGCGTGGGCTGTAGAACATATCAGGTTCCATAATTCGACGGTTTTTACAGATTTGTATACTTTACTGCCAAATTTCAGGTTGAATGTCTCTTTACCGGACAATAGATGATCCATAAACTCGTCTGTAACCGATACAGAAATGTTAAACGCTTCAAGACCGCCATTCCTTTTACACTGGACAAACTCTTCGATGTCAGGATGGTCGATACGTAGAATACCGATGTTGGCACCTCGACGCATACCACCCTGTTTTACCCGCTGGCAAAAAGAATGGATAGCTTGCATGAAACTTATCGGGCCGGAAGCTACTCCGTTAGTGGTTTTGACCCGTGCACCGCGTGGCCGTAACTGTGAAAAGTCGAACCCTACACCACCGCCAAGTTTCTGGATTATAACCGCTATAGAGTTAGCATCGAGGATACCTTGCATAGTATCCGGCACGTTTACAACAAAACATGCCGATAACATGGATGGTGAACCTTCCCGACCAGCGTTGAATAGTGTAGGTGAATTGGGCAGAAATGTACCGGATTCCATTAGAGAATAGAACTTGTTCTCCCATTTTGTTTGATATGGTTCCAGTTCAGCTTCTGCAATATATCTGGCTACCCGCCGCCATAACATGTCTGGAGATGTTTCAACAAGTATATAGTTTTCGTCTCGAACCAAATATCGTTTTTCGAGTAAAGATTTTGCAAGTTTTGTTAATTCTGCCATAAGGCTGGGTTCTCCTTTAGCCGAGTCTCGTTCGTAATTCGTTCAACCACTTGCGAAACGTCTGATCTGCTATAGTAGTAGGTTTAGTCATAGATCGAGTACCCCTTGCCGGGACCAATGTTCAATCCGCTGCCGCGCGATCTCACAATACTGTTCGTCCTTCTCGATCCCAATAAACGAACGGTTCTCCAGATAAGCGGCAATACCAGTTGTACCGCTACCCATGAAAGGATCGAGTACCGTGCCGCCTGTTGGCATACGGGTCAATCGGCACAGATATCGCATAAGAGGGACATTTTTCACTGTGGGATGCCCGTTACGATGGCATCTTACTTTTTGACCTTTATCATTTAGATGGTGCGTTGAATCCAGTTGGCCACATTTCAAACATGGCAGATGACCTATAAGTCCTTGTTCTCGTTCAGACCGAGACGCTTTACTAGTATAGCATATTCGTTTAAAGTAGCGGGACACACCACCAATGCCCGGATACCGTGTAGTTACTACTCCTCCACCGATATTGATCGCGCTACCCTTGTTCTTCCCACCACCGGTTTTATAATTACCTTCAGTTGTAATTTCACTCTGCTCGTCCACCATCTCGGCAGCCGTCTCGTCCAAGATTAGATTCGCAGGCCAGCGACCTTGTACTGTCTTTTCTGCTGCCTCCATCCCAATTTTATTCCATCCATCATCATTTAAGTTTCTATTCTTAGTCAATCCTGGCTGGTATGTATGCTCTTCCTTCCCTATCCGCGCCCCGTCAATCCATAACCCGGCAACTCCCCACTTTTCGGCATTCTGCGCGAACGTACCGTCCAGCGGTTTCATCGCTAACACAATTGGCTCGTATGCAGGTTTGAGTGCCGTCCCATACCCGTCCCACTGCTTAGCGAGATCAGTTGCAGGAGCGGTGATGTCAACACCATGACCAAAAGATTCTGATGTACCATAACCACTGTTTTGACTATGTATTGTATAATTTGTGTCACGGCCTTGTTCTCGAAATTGGATTGACTGTGTTTTGCCAATTACTTCCCTCTCAACCCCTGCTGCCTTATCAATCGCCTTGCTAATATCATGCGATTTCGGAAAGCCTGACCCGTACACCCAAAGTAACGGCCCGTACAGAAATCCCATACAATCCCGTATCTCCCACCCTGCATCTTCGATAGCGCACGTCAACCGATGATATGTACGGGTACCGCCAAACGCTATAAGCATCGCACCTGGTTTGGCTACGCGGAGAGCTTCGTGCCATAGTTCAACATTTGCGGCAGGATTGTCCTTTGGTTTATCAAACTCTTTTGCCATGAACCCTATCATATACGGCGGATCGCAGATTATCGTGTCTACACTATTCTCCGGCATCTCGCGCATAACGGTCAAACAGTCATCGTGATACAGGATCGTCTTCCCATACTCATAATACGGTTCAGCCATAATTCAAATATTACCTTCTATCATATAGCTAGCTAGCACTCAACTATCAACACAATCATTATATATGTCGAACCAGTTTACGCATCGTTGTTGCTATATCCTCCTAACAAGAACTAACAAGAATTACCCCGCTCAGAGCTTTTTATGGCAAGCCGGACCTTTTTACTATAAATCGAGCGGGGTAACAGACTCTATTTTTTCTTTTTCTCTGACGGTTTCCGTTTCGCTTTTGCTTTTTTCTTTGATTTAACACATTTTAACTCACATCTACTCAAAATCGCTACTTTAGGTATCTTTACCAACCCGTCTACTATACCACTATTCGGTTCCTGTGTCAGTACAACCATTACATAAACATTGTCTTCTGCATAAACCTGACCTACCGTAACCATCTCGAAAGGATCACCCTCAAAAAACTTTTCGGCTTCCTCTTTTGTAAACCATCTCATGTTGTCCGGCGAATTCGCGTCTATCCATTCAATTCTTTCTACTGGTAACATGGTCTATGCCTTATCTGTTTCTTTTCTATTGTTATACTGTCTATGGCCAACAGAATACTTTGTCACATGCAAATTTCGTTTCCATGCAGGCCAACTCTTTATCGTCGCTCGGGCTACACTGGCCAGTTTCCAGAAATCCATATTCTCAACATTAATACGTTTGGTTATTGCCATTACTTTTTCCCGTCACTTGCATATAACCCGTCTCTATCTTCCCACTTAAAACTAGACTCCTGCTGAAACTGTCGTTTAAGACAGAGCCGACAATGCCGGTGTTCTCGTCCACGCTGAGTCCACGATTTACCATCATATTTCCACCAATGTCCGTATATAGCACAGATTTCGCCATTAAGAGCCATTTCCTGTACAGATGTCGCCATTTTTGTATTCTCCTCTACACGAAGTCTGTAGGTTTTGCAGTAAGTCTATAGGTCTTGTAACAAATCGTTTACCCGGTTATGTATTATTACTAACGGTGGTTCGGGCGGATCATGTAAGGGTTCGATAAGCCCGCCCCCGCCACACGTCTGGCAAAACGGGTTATGTCCGTCACAGTCGGGACACAACTCTAACACAAACGGGTTACACCAACAAGGGGTGTCAACATAGTTGGTATGTTCCTTTATATCTGTCCTTGGCGACGGCATTATATGTACAATATCGTCTCGTTCTTTATTAGCCCATTCCCATCCAGAACAGAATCTTGTGCACATGTTCCTGCTATTCCTTTAAGTAGTAAGGTGGCTATACTTATGCTTCAGCAACCACTCTTGCGAGTCGTCGATCCAAGCGTATGTCACGAATTCGCCGCTGTGATCCATAAAGGATAAAGTGTCATTATCCCCTTTGGCTGTAGTTATTAGCCGAATTGAGAAGTCGCAGGATTGATACGCCTGAATGATTATCTTCTCTGCCTTATTGTGGGTCATTTTTGTTGGTAATTCGTGAATATCCATTTTCTGATTATTCCTCTCAAATATCGTCTTGTTTCTCTGCTCTTTTAACAAGAAAAATAGTAGCAAGGCGATGCTCGATGCCGTACACAGAAAGGAGGAGGAAAGAGTAGAGGGACATCACATAACCTTGCTACTATAATTATTTCCTATGTACTACCTACGCATGATCTATTATACCATAAACAAGAGCAAAAAGTCAAATTACAACTATACCCGCACCCGCCACTATTACCGCTCTTTCCTGCGCACTCCTTGATAACTTCTTGCCATTGTTATCATTTGCCGCTGGGGCGAACAATCCTGTAGAAAATTTTTGGCCTATACAAAAAGCTGACAGAACAGTGAAAAAAGAGGTGGGGGTGAGTGATATACTAACCTTATACTAATTTCATACTAATTCATACTAATTTAGTATATCCAAGTACTGCTGGCAAAACTGTCAACCATTAATATTGTCCTCTTCGGGGTGTGACAAAAGAATAAGCAAAAGGATAACTATTCGCTCCGGAACTCCAGTGTTACAATCAGTTTGCCGTATGCTCTCTCGATATTGTCGAGCCACCACTCATCTTCAAACTGTTCCATGCACTCATTGGTCTGTAAGGGATCCATGTCAGATAGAATTGAAACGACAAGCTGTGCAAATCCGCCGGACTCGGGATCTGTGATGATATAGAGAAAGGCTTCCGATATTGAAATGTATTTGCCAGCATTCCGAAAGATGTCACCTAGTAAGACTAACAGGAACCGATTTTTTTCAATAAACGAGACTACAGCGTCGCGTTCGCGGAATATGAAACATGTTTCAAGTGAGTCTATCGTGGATGCAGTAGCTTTTTGTCGAAGGAAATGAGGAATTGCAACATTCTTAAAGTGATAATGCCGGTTGAAAAGGAGCATCGAGTTTACCGCCTTTTGTTGTATTCTCTTTATACTAACCTTACACTAATTCATACTAATTTAATATATCCAAACTTATTTAAACTCCTTTGTGGTCTGACTTTTTAATTTTGTTTATGGTATAATAGATCATACGTAGATAGTACACAGGCAAATTTCAGGATCCCTTTTCAAGTAAAAACAGGAACTCTTTATTAGGTTTCTGTACATCTCGTAACCATTGATTAGTCCATTTCATGCCTGCCATCACATTCTTCTTGTAGTCGAGTTCCACGACTTCCAGAACCTTGCCGTTACTTTGCAGAATATCGTTGAGTTCATTAGCTGTTGCTCGACCACCAGAACTGTAGGACAGGATGATCCACCGGGCTTGAGTTGTTTTAATCAATCTCTCGATTGCCTCGACTGCAATGAAACGCCCGCTGACGCTACGTCGAAAGTTCTCAAATACAGATACAGCCACCTTGTCCGACGTGTCCTTGCGACGATTCGCCTTGCCGAACAAAACAGGCTTGTCGAAGAGGCAGATGCTCGTCCAGACGTGGTAGTAGGATGCATACCGGACTCGCGAAGGTGGCATCTTCTCGTTGTTCGATCCGTAGGGCGGGTCGAAGTAGGCAAGGTCTACGGACACACGTGGGACGAGATCAAAGATGTCACTTCGGAACACTTGGTGTTCTCGTGATGCCTTAAAGACATCCGGCACCTTGAGCATCAGTTCCTTGTATGAACGAGCAGACCAGTCCTTGAGATACGAAACGAAATGGCCAAGGGTATTATCCACCCGATCCAGTGCCAATATGAGACTGGTAAGAGCCACGGCCCGATCAACACCATCAAGATCGAGTGAGTCTATCTCCTGCCGGATAGCATCCAGTTTTCGCGTATTGTGTACTTGCCAAGGTTTCTTGAGACCGTCCTGCTGGACTGCACAGCCCCCGTTGGGTTTTCCACCGTAGTGCTCTGTGAACCAACCATCAACGGGGGATACGGCATTAAGATGAGCGATTAACTCCTGATACTGCCAGGGTTGTTTCTGATTGAGAAGATAGCAGGTGCCAAAGACTTCCGACCAAACCGCAAGATCGTTGCACAGAACCCTATATCCAGACTTTGCTAAAGCCTGTGATACACGCGTAGTCCCAGAGAATCCATCCAGTATCGTGCGCGCATTAACACGCTTAACAAGTTGAAGTATCTGCGGAATTAGCTTCGCTTTTGAACCTATATACTTAATACTTTCCATGTGTACTACCTGCGCATGATCTATTATACCATAAACAGAATCAAAAAGTCAAAAACGCACTACAAATAAAACACTGCATATAAGACACTGCATACTGTAAATAAAGCACTTTATAAACAAGGTACTACCTGCAAATAAAGCACTATAACGCAATACGAAAAAGAATGCGGAGCGTCAAGTGGCTGGGGTTTGGGATTTGAGATGAGAATATGGGAGAGGGTGAATGGTCACCCCCCCCTGTCAAGAGAAAACAGGTTGACGCACCTTTTGTCAACAGATAACAGGAAACAGGTTGCACTGGTAGTTGTCAAGAGAAGGGTTTGCACTTGTTTACTAGTTTCTGGTGTATGTCAAGGGAGTGGTTTGCGCTGGGAGGGTACGAGGTTGTCAACTGTTTACATTATTCTGTTCTGGTTGTAGGTGTCAAGGAAGGAGTTGCGGTGTCTATTGCTGGTGTTTGTCAAGAGAAGAGTTTGCGTTTGTTTTAGCAGTTCTAGTAAGAGAGAGGGTTGAGCGCGGAAAGTATGAAAATGTATGTACTTGTCAAGAGAAAAGGTTGTACTGGTTGTAGTGGTGGTAGTAGTGGTTGTCAAGTATAGAGGTTGCATGCGGGTGGAACGCGGTATGGTGAGGTAGTGTCAAGAAATGAGCGTGCAATGGCTGGTTTAGAGTGGAGCAAGTATCGTGCCGTGGCGTGAGGGACGCGAGGTTGGCGCGTAGCAGGCGAACTCGAAAACGCTATATGATCTATCGCTGAAATCTGGTAAACTTGGGTATGATACTTGCTAGCGGCAGCAAGAAACATACCAGTCGAATCCGACCAGGGCAAGAGCACTTGAGCCGGCATAAACCGTTGATATTACTGTACTTATGGCAGAAACGCTCAAAAGGGCACGATATGCGGTATGTTTGATAGCTATGTAACTTGTTGAGTGGTAAGGACTTACAGATTCGGCTTGACAACGCATACAGGGCGTGGTATAATTAGGTATGATGAAGATGATGAAATGAAAGGAGGTGAGATTGATGGAGAACCAAAGCGCAAAGGTAGCAAAAAGGAGAAAGATTATGATAACCACTGAGTATATTGAAGGAGTTAGTGAAAGAGTCAAGGCGTCTTATCGCACCGCATGGAACTACTTCAGAGATATAAGAGATGACGCGACACGCGCAGAATTGAAAGCGGTGGGAACGCGGATTGACCGATACAGGGATCAGCTTGCAACGCTTGAGCATATGCGCCAAGTGAAGTTGTTGAATATGGGATCAGACAAAAGGAGGTGAACGAAATGAAAGACGTGAAAGAGATTAAGGTAGCGGTATGGGCAGAGCAAACGGGTTTTCGTGCAGGCACGCGATGCCTCGACACGGATCTCTATGACGACGACAACGATGATGTGAACGTCTACCGAGGCACCGCGAAAGAGCTACTTGATGTTGCAGCCGCCTACCGTCGGAACGCGGCACAGGACGCTGCTCATACCCACACGTACGAACTGCGAGTTGCACGAATTCTAGAGGAAGAAGTAGCAAATACTTGAAAACTCGACACTGGATCACTGGATTAGCTGGACCAGAAAGTTTAGATTACATTTGTAATCCAATAAGACAGTGACTATAGTTATAGTTTACAACTATGGTCATAGTTCACGACTATGATTATAGTTCATACTTGGAGAATGAAGTAAAGAGAGGACACGAAAACGTAATTTGGTTGCAGAAACGTAATTCGATTACGAGAATGTAATCTGGTTACGAGAATGTAATCTGCGCCTTGTGTGCCTTGTGCGTGTGCCTTGTGCTGCACGTAAACTCAATTTGACAAACAGTACTGAATGTGGTATAATATATGTAAGGAAGAAGAAAAACAACCAGACGAATTAGAATGCCAAGGACAAGGAGGTGAAATAGAGAAATGGATGAACAGAAAGAGAAACAAGTGTTTATGGCAGAGCCAAACACAACACCCGACCAAATTGTAAAACTGAGATACTGTGACATACCGAGTGAAGCTACTGCCGGTATACTGTTGATCGACGACAATCAAGAACTCAGTGTCAAAGACAAGGCATTACGCACATTGAAGATTGAACGACGTGACGGTGACTCGCACCTAAAAGCGTGGATTCGCGCAATGTGTATAGAGAACGGATTCGAGTATACCGAACCTGCGCCACGTGAAATTACAGACTCGATTCTTAATAATGCTGCTGCTAGTCGGTTTATGTTCGTCATTGCATAAACAAGGAATTTAGAAGTACAAGGAGGTGAATAGAGAAATGAACAAAAATCAGCAACAGACAATTCAAGAAATGATAGGTCGTCGTGTTCGTGTAAACGATTATGGTGATATATATCATGGCAAAGTTTATGCAATTGTGCAAGGACCAAGCGATGAGCCTGTGGTACGTCTTCGATTGGATGACTCAAACATGAGGTTTGAAGCATTATTGAGCGAATGTGCTAGAGTAAGTTGACTTGTATATGTCAGATATAGACGTAAACCGTTTTACCCGTATAAGGTGACACAAAAAATGAATAGCAACAAGCAGGATACGACAATCGAAGAGTGTATGCCACAGGACTGGGCAGAGTGTCAGTATTGCGGTACTTTGTTTCTGACAATCGACAAGGCAGACATGTTCTGCTCGGAAGATTGCGAAATCCGGCACGATTGTCTGGATGAGGACTATAGCTAACGAGGACTATAGCTAACAGAGAGGAGCACCAGAAAATGGACCAGAAACAACTCCAGAAATGCGCCTATTGCAAACGATTATTTGAGCTCGACGACTGGTCGGACGTTTACTGCTCACCCGAATGCGAAGAACAGGCAGCTTTGAGCGCAACATGCGACGCAGAACTGGTTTACAATCTGATGGAGTCAATCGGTTTGAGCTATTCAGACGCAGTTTCGATCACGATATCGTAGCAACTATTACACTTGTAATACAACAACGACTATGGTCATAGTTCACGACTATAATTATAGTTCAACCACGAAATTGTGGTTAGGGCATGTAAATGGTTGGACGTGTGTGCCTTGTATGTGGCGCACATACGTTTGTGTGTATATTTTACATGTGTATACTTTGTGTGTGCCTTGTATACAGTTCACATGTATACAGAATTGAGGTTGGAATGAACCGTGCATTCTTGACAGGTATAGTTGTGTGCGTTGTGTTGTGTGAGCGAACATGAAATTGAGAGGAGTAGCCATAAATGAAGCACAAACAATACTTGAAAGTTGGCAAGATGGCAAGTGGTGAAGAAGCATGTGTTACTGTTTCACTTGTTACGTCAGCCTTGGGGGATTATTGGACAGCGCGGAGGTTGAAACGAGATCTCGACCCTGACAGTCTGTTTGGTGAAACAATTGACAAAACAGTGGACTATATTGAGTATACTCCATCTGACAGTCCGTTGCGACATCCGAAAGTTCAAGAGTTACTTGCTAGTATTGTGGATGTGGTAAGTGAAGGTTGGCAGGAGCCAAGAGCACCAGCATGGATCGCGTTTGATCTTGGCTGGACACCGAACACAGAAAGCTAACAGAGAAGGAGATTAAGGAAATGAAGGTCGTACTAACAAAAAGTCAGTTACACATTATTGGCGGTGCACTTACGGAAGGAGAACTTGTACTTAGAAACGTACACATTACTCCACAGTTTTTAGAGGTCATAAACGGAAATACATGGTCGAGAGTATACATTGACGAAGGTATGGCCCGAGCCGAAGCTGTACCTGGTGATAATGAGCCGGAAAGCATTCTTCTTTGCGTTGACGATTTGCGAGACGCGCAGAAGTTAGCAAAACAGACTGGTAAAGTTCAACGGGTTGTAGTGATCACGGCAACAGAACATGACAAACCTGTTGAGATCTCGATTGTCGAGATTAGTAGTGGAGTTGTTTTATCTCTTGAAACGGTCGAAGAGTTTGGCAAAGTAAAGTCTCGGTCAATAGTTGATGTACCGGTTGGATCGTACCCCGATATTGTCAAAAGTTATCCACTTGACTATGACGATAGAGATTTTGCAATTGCACGTCTTGACGCTGGTTTGTTGATCAATTTACTTTGCTCAACGCAAGCTAAGCATATAGATTTTATGATCCGGGCTAATCCTGTTGAGAGAAATAGTGTTATACGGATTCGCAATCGCAATGTCAATACTAATGACCCGAGATTTGAAGCTATACTTATGCCGGTCAGGACTTGATTAAAGCGCGAAAAGTGAAAGGAGAATTTGAGATAATGGCAACAGAGAAGATTGAGCGCAAGTCTACAGAACTAGTCCAGAGCGGAGAAACTTATATAAGGAAACATATAGCACATAAACTGCTAGTGTTGTGTGCTTTTTGCCATGAACCGTTGGAATGGACACAAGGTGATTTTTGGTATTTGTCGCCGGACGATAGCGTGAGGTGTCCTGTGTGTGGAAACAGGATCCCTGTTCGCGAGTTGCAGTGGTAGAACGTTAGCAGGCAGATTGCTGACAAAAGGAGACAGGACAATGGAAGCATTTAGAAAGGTGGTACGTATTGGAACGAGTGAAACATATGGCGGTAGACGGTACTCTGTATATTGTAAGATCGAATATGATGAGAACGGTAGATTTACAATATCCGGGGTTGAGGGTCCGCTTGCAAACGGAAGATGGCTGGGTGGTTGTGGTCAGATTAACGCGCACGATTGGAATATAGTCAAATATGCTCCGGGCTGGAATGAATCGAAAGAAATGGAGTTCCGTAAAATATGGGAAAGATGGCATCTCAACGATTTGACACTCATGTGTGAACATCAACGCGCACGCGGTGAGACTTACCCAACGCATCCGAATGCCATATGCCCTGAATGCGGGTATGCACCCGGTACCCAATCGTTGTTTGAAGATGTACCTGACAATGTGCTGCGGTGGTTGCAGGATTTGCCAGACGCTGATCGTGTCCCTGCCTGGGTGTCATTGACATGAATTGCCGTTAGGATAAGGCAAGATATTTCTATGTAAAAGAGAAGTGTAGACGACCGACTGCAAAGAACATGGCAAGGGACTATGCCGAAACGTGTGTGCCTATGTGTGCATAACTGTGTGTGTACTTGTGTGTGTACTGGACATGTGCTATGCGTATGCAACTATATATATCTCGAATGATTTGACTTTTTGCCGCGAATGTGGTATAATAAGATATAAGAGTAGGTATAGGGGTGTGTAAATATGTGCGTATATACATAAGACCATGTGTGCTCTTATCTATAGAATGTAACAATGTAACAATGACATTCTATGGCAAAGAGAACCGAACTGTTTTTATTGCGTTGTGTGGTTACAAAAGAGGGTTGAACGATGGACTTTCTGACGGATAATGAAAATCGGATATTGGCAGGAGGTTGCGGTCAGTTGGCTGTTATTGACACTGTTCCTCCAGACTGGCAGCAGTTACCAGATCATAGCTACGAGTATAGAGTATTAGACAGAAACGTACTCGCTGTTGTTTCAATAAACAGTGCTGTCGGAGATTGTGCAGTTTACATTGGTGCTGTGCCGGGCCATGACCATGACAATGAATGGCAAGCTGTCGCTGCGGTTGGTAGCAAGGTGAGCGAGACAATTGCTCTGGCGATATTCCCGTGGCTGAAAGAGTATGAGTACAGAGATTTCTAAAAGATGAGAAAATGGTGGGCGTGAAAGGTTTTGCCGCGACTTGACAAATGGTACTCGAATGTGGTATAATAGTAGTGCGGTGGTGGAAGATAATGTTACGAAGCTAGTGGAGAAGGGGATGTAACCATGGCAAAACATATAAACAACTGGTACGAGATTTAGTAAAAAGGCAGAACAGATAAGGAGTACAGGGAAATGAAAATTTACTGTGAAGATTGTATATGGGTCAAACCAGCAGAAAATGTGCAACCAGGAAAAGAAATGCTCTTTGCCAAATGTGGTTGCCCGGAAGCTGGAGTAGGGCCATATGTTACGAGAAAAGAGAGTAAAGAATACTGTTCTGTTGTAAACCATTTTGGCCGATGCCGACACTATGAGTCTGAGTTTAGACCGCGGTTATCGGTATGGCATAGGTTGTTCTCGTTTCTGCACCGCGACAAACAGATAGAACTCGGGAGTGTTACTATACGGAAAGGTGGTAACGATGTTGTTGAATAGAAAGGCTGTAAAGGAGTATGCAAAAACGGTACGGCCAGGGATAAGGGTTAGTACAGACTATATCGAGGCGTTAAACAATAACGTTGCCGAGATAATAGCTGCCGATATACGTATTAACGGAGGTCGTAAGACATTAACGGGTGAGGTGATTCGGTATTGTAAGAAGTTCAATGCGTTAGCCACACCAAGACGGAGGAACAGACGATGAAAACCTGTACGGATTCTGTACCGAATTTTAGTATGAGCAATCTGGAATATGCAGACGAGTATAACGAACCGGCACTAACATTCGAGCAAGAGGATGAGGTTGCCGAAATGATGGAACAACAGAAAACGGCAGAATGTGAAATGTGTTTTGGACTCGAAGAGCATGGCAACATGATAACTCGACATTTCTATATTGGAGATACCCGCAGCTATCCCTACGAGATTCAACTATGTCCGAGATGTTGTGACCGTTGGGACAACACTCCTACCGGCAACTATAACCGATGTATAGTCTGCCATGAAGGATGTTCTGTACCGGGCGAAGATTGTGTAGAAGTGGTCGCACATGAGATACCAGCGAACCAGCAACATGTATTTGTACGAGGTGTATTGTGTGCGGAATGTTGTGACAGAATGTTATGACGTTTGGGAAAATGTGGTATAAGTAACGAGTAAAGGTAGGTGGGCATATGAAGTTTGTAAAGAAAGATTCAACACTGTCTCGGGTAGAAGTGACGCGAACATTTCTGGAACTGTCCGTGTCCGAACAGGTCAAGCTGTGGAGCGCACTTGAACTGCTCCAAAGGATAAAAGAACGGTTAGAAGCTGCTGGTTATGGTACAAGTTGTTGGATGTTTGATGCGGGAGAAGTTGAGTGGCTTCGAGAACGATATGGTATAAATGGATTTGAGGTTGACTTTAGGCAAAAAGGAATAGAAGATGCAGAAGTTGCTGCTATAGTGAAAAAGGTTATAGAAAATGACATGGATCGGACTGGGACGACGAGGAAAAAGGTAGGAGGTGATTCAGTGGCAAAATAACTACACGGCAAGTCTGTATGTCTATAGCAAGCAAGAAACACGTACAAATAAGGAGTATATGTCATGTCTCTTTCAGAAGCGCGATATCTTTTACAGCTATCCCCACACGCTACATTACGGCAGAGCGCATGTGCCGGTGAAGAGTCTCGGTGGTGTATTAGGTTAGTACCAGACGGTCCTGAAATATGGGGGTTTGACATGGGGTTGAAACGAATAAGAGAGACGCAAGAAACTCGGGATGTTCTTGTACCAGCTTGACAAACTGGTATGGTTTGTGGTATAATAGGTGTGTAAGGTGGAAGCAGAAAGGAAATAAGTTCATGATTGATCGGAAACGATCTGCTTTCCTGATTCAAGATTGGCGGTCAACAGTACGGTTACGGCGTTTAGATTCGCAGTTACACCGAGAAATACGGGCGAACGCTGAACAGATAACTGAACTTCGTAAACAGCTGGAATCTCTTCGTGTACAACATCTTGCATTGTTAAAGTATATAGATGCAAGAGAGGAATAGGACAATGGATAAACAAGAGTGGCGTACGTGGCCGAAAAATAAAGGCCCTAAAGATATATGGCTGTTAGAACGAAAGATACGTTTGCTACAACAAGGAATACAGGAAGCGAGTAAAGTAATAGAAAAGTTGGGAGAGATTTGCAAGTTAATGAACGAGAGGACGGAATCTCTTCGTGAAAAAAACCGTTCATTGTTAGAACAATGGGATGATGCCCGGTCTCGGTATGTGGAAGAGACGTTAGCGTTGAGTAAAGAGAATGATCGATTAGCCAGAAAAGTAGAAGAACAGCGGGCAGTTATAGGTTTCTATGCAAGCGAATATCATTGTAGACGGCAAAGCGAAGGTGTGCAACAAGACGATTCCGAGAGACTTTTGTGTTGGTGTAATGATGAACTTGGTCGAGAAGATTTCGTCGGAATCAAGAGGACACGGAACAATGATACAGGTTAAAGTCGATATAGAAGGTGTACAAGTTGCAATTGTAAATATCGTGGATATTGGGTGGAAATTAGGATGTAACGGTTTTGGCTATTATGGGATAAAAGGGTACGAATTTCGGAATGAGTTCGGTTCCCAGTTCGGTTCTCTTAGAGAATACACTGCTGAAGGGCGGTTACTTTATGCTCGTGACGACGAACCTATACCGATACTTGAATTTGTACTGGCAGTATTAAAAGAGTTAACCAAAATACCAAAAAAGGAATAGTTAAATAAAATGGATGAAAAGCTTCAGAACAAGTTGTTTAAGATTATATTGACAACATTACTTTTATCTTGGATTTGTACAAGTTCCCTATTTCTTGCTTGTATACGTCTTGATAAAAAAGTTACAGAACTCAGTGCCACATATTACGAGACGCAAGCGGAATATGAAACTACACGTCTGGCGGATCTGTCTGCGTATCATGCTGAGATTAAAGCCGTTCAAGACGCACAAAACGAGTTTAGCCAAGAGGTGCAAAAAAGGTTTGATGCGCTCATAGTGACAGAAAACGAACATATTGCTATAACAGAAAAGCTCACAGAACTTGTAAAGAAGATTGCAAAAGAGAACGACGAAATGGAAAAATGGAGGTAGAAACGATGGCTGGCATGAATATCGCGTTCACACAACAGGAAGCCTTGTACGAAGCTGACGATATAATCTTTCGACTTAACCAGGCATTATCTATACACGATGCCAGACTCGTTTATGAAGCTCGGAAAAGTTTACAACAGTTGGTTAACGATCTGTTCGAGTCCGGTCTCTACAGTGGCAGTCTACGCGATGTCCTGACAAAAATCGATTATAACTTGTGGGTTGAACATATGAATTTTGTTTGACAGGATTGGTGCTAACGACAAATCTATAGTAGTAATCGAAGATGGTGAAGTTCTTGAAGTGCGTCAACTCGTTATAACAGGAGATAGCTAGAGATGACAGAGTTTTTTGGACAACCAATAAAGACATGGGGTGGATTGAAGTTTTGGAAGGGTAAATCCAAAGGGTTTAAGAATATGAACGACGTACTGGTAGAACGAATAGAGAAGTTGGAGACAAGGATAAGGTCTCTTGAAAAGTCTGCTCCATGTGTTTGTGACCATTGTGGAAAACCGGCTATTGTGAGATATGACGCTGTAAGCTGGGAAATTCCTCTTCAGCTAACACTATTACTGTCTGGAAAATGGCAGAGTAAAGCTAGAGTTGTCTTACATTATGACTGTGTTGGAAGGTCAAAACAAAACAGGCGAAAGAAAGACAGACGTGCAAAAAGTACCTACAGTCCAAACGATAGACGTGTTGCTAACAGACGACGACGGCAGAAGAAAGTTACACGTAAACCGAAACCGAAATAGTCTAACAAGGCAAGACAAAAAGAGGATATAGATATGAGTTTCTTTTATGCTACTCGATCTCCGCGACATCGTGCTCATGAAGTGTATAGGTTCAGATCGAGAGAGTCTCGTTCTGAATGGGTTCGGAAATTAAAAGGTAAATCTGTCCGGCCACAGAACCCGATTGTGCGGTACGCCGTAAAAGAGAATGATTGGACTTGGCGTGGATCTGCTGGCAACAAGTACCAGATTGCTTATGTTGGTAAATATGTAGTAGAACAATAGTTGAACGTTGTATGTAAATAAGTATACAGGAAAGTAGGTGGTATATAGAATGGATGATATGCAGGCAATTGTTCGTAAAATGGTTGTGTCTGTTGTAGACGACCGAATGCAAGGTATAAATGTTCAGCTCAAAACATTGTGCCGGAAAATTTCGGTTATTTGTAACGAGTTGCAGTCTGTTCATGAAAAGAAACTTGAACGTATTCGGGAAATAGCAACGAGCGACAAAGAGGGTGTACGAGCTACAGATATAAGCGAATCTGTCCGAGACGTGTTTGCAGACTTTTTTGACAGTAAAGACGATCCTTTGGCAGACGTTGTTTCTAAACGGTCTGACAAAAAAGAGGATGACGGCAAGAAAGTTAAACCTGGTGTACTTGATATAGCGGAAACGAGTATAAAAAGTAAACCGACAAAACAGAATGTTGTACCTGCAAGCAGTTCGAGTTTAGCGTCTCAGTTTGGAAAGTTTGACGGTGGTAACGGCGAGATTCAGCAGATAGTGTGAGACGAGTGTAGAGTGTTATGTGATACATTGCAGTAGGGTGTGGTGAGGTCGGATAGGGTCGTGTCGGGTGAGGTAAGGTATGGTGCAATGGGGTAAGGTCAGGTGAGGTAAGGTGCGGTAGGGATTGGTCTTTCTTCAATAAAGGAATGGTATTAGATAAAAGGAACGAAGTAAGCATTAGAATTTGATAGAGTAATGTCAAGTAGAGTCGGGTCTGGTCAGGTGCGGTGATGCAAGGTGAGGTGCGGTCGGGTTAAGTACGGTGCGGTGTGGTCATGTCGGGTACGGTCTGGTGCGGTGCGGTCGGATCTGGTGCGGTAAGATAAGGTGAGGTAAGGTTACTTTTTTTCTAGTAAAGGAATGATAGGCAGTAAAGGAGTGCAAATTAGAGTGTAACATTCAATATGGTGAGGTATGATAGGGTGGAGCGGGGTCTGGTCGGGTCCGGTCAGGTATGGTGTGGTATGGCGAGGTCCGGTATGGTCAGGTGAGGTATGGTACGGTGCGGTGGGGTAGGGTTTGGAACACAAACTCACAATGACCATGATAAAATGCGATGGCAAGTACAAAGAAAGGAGAACGCTTATAAGACAACGAATGTGGTGTGGTTGGTTTTGGGAATAGAAGAACGAAAAATAAGTAGAAAGGTAGGTAGCCAATGTATCAATCTGTGAATGTAAAAATAAAGGGTGTGGCTCCAGTTATGTTTCACAACCCGCAACTTGCAAATCCTCTTAACTCGTTTACACAGGGAATCAAGAAAATCTCTGCAAAACGAAACAAGACAGAAGAAGATTTTAAAGAGATGTCCAGACTGGAATTTTTGGGCGGTCTCTATGTAGACGACAAAGGTAAGGTAATCGTTCCGGCAGAAATGCTGGAAGCGTCTCTACTGTCTGGTGCCAAGAAGAAGAGACGTGGTGCTAAGTTTAAGGCGGCGGTTTTGGTGCCGGAATCAGCTCGTTTGATTTATGACGGGCCGAAAAATATCGAGAAGTTGGGACGGGACTCTCAGTTTGTCGATATTCGGAACGTTACAATTCAGCGTAATACAATTATGAGAACTCGACCTGTTTTTAAGACATGGCAAGCTGAGTTTATGATAATGTTTGATTCTACCCTAGTTAATAAGAACGAGGTGGAAGAAGCATTGAACGATGCTGGGCAGCAGTGCGGGATTGGAGATTATCGGCCAAGATACGGACGGTTTATGGTAGAAAGTTTCGATGTACTTGGCCCTGCAAACGAAGCTGTTACGGTATAGTTAAACAAGTTTGCCTCTGCTCTATTGCGTGAAAGTTTATAGACAAGCGTAATAGGGCAGAGACAAATAAATATAATCACGAGGTAAATACAAATGAGTAAGACGAAAGCTATAGTACAGAGTACTTATGAAGGTCTCGATTTTACAGAGTTACGAAAAGGTGACATTATTTCGGTAGCTGAACTGGAACGTCTGTTTGGCTTTTCCCGTTCTATGAACGCATATTCTCTTGCAACCATGCAACTCTGTAATGATATTTCGAGATATTTCAGAAGTATCGGTGAAATTGTAACTGTGTGTACAAGAGATTATGCGATTCATATTCTACGCGATTCTGAAGCTGCCGAGTATAATGCACTGAAGTTTAAACACGGAATTGACACGGCTGACAGAGCACATGAACGCGCTTTAGCCGTTGATATTGGCAACCTGAAACAGGAAGAGGTTTTAAGACATGACCGTAAGTTGTATATTCAAGGTCGTATATTACAGAGTATACGGGTAGCAAGAAAGAAAGCATGTCGTGTTGTAGCACATCATAAGGGTGAAGGGATGTTGGTGTTGGAATAGACGTGGGTTTTGTTGAAGTCTAGTAATGCAGGATAAGGTAGGGTGGGGTGCGGTACGGTGTGGTGCGGTCCGGTCTGGTCTGGTGAGGTAAGGTCGAGTTGGGTCGGGTAGGGTATGGTGCGGTACGGTTTGGTATGGTGATGTTAGGTAGGGTCTGGTTAGATCGGGCCTGGTGATGTAAGGCAAGGTTGGGTAGGGATAGTCTTTCTTTAAGTAAAGGAGTGCAAAATAAAGTGCAAACAAAAAGTGTTGTCGACTGTTGTGATATAAGGTCAGATCAGGTGAGATCGGATGAGGTCGGGTGATGTCGGGTGATGTCGGGTTGAGTGAGGTCGGGTATGGTCTGGTTCGGTGCGGTCAGATCTGGTGAGGTATGGTAGGGTTACTCTTTTTCTAGTAAAGGAGTGCAAGTGAAAAGAGTGTAAAAAACATAATTGCAATGAGATTCAATATGGTGAGGTGAGGTTTGGTATGGTGAGGTGAGGTCTGGTGAGGTCGGGTGAGGTATGGCTTGGTGGAGTCGGGTCTGGTCGGGTGTGGTGGGGTGGGGTTAGGTAGGGTATGGTGCGGTTAGGTTCGGTAGGGTTTTTTCCATAAAGGAGTGTAGAATAAAATGCAAACAAAAAGTGTTGTCGATTGTTATTGATATGAGGTCGGATGGGATTGGGCGCGGTGCGGTCGGGTCGGGTAGGGTTTGGTGGGGTGGGGTGAGGTTTGGTCGGGTAGGGTTTCTCTCTCACATAAACGAATACAAACAAAGGAGCGAGCAAGTAAGGGAACACAACGTCATGGACAATCACTCGGAAATCAAAGAAGGGTACAAAGTGTGCAGAGTTGTCGATGGCAACAAACTGGTCTCGGCCACATTTTGTGCTGCGGGTGGACAAGTCAGTTACCATGTTGATACATGGACGTATCCGTTAGTTGGTTGTGGGCCATTAACTGTATTTGATTCATGGGACAATGCCAAGAACTTTCAGGAACGAGTACCGAAAAATATCGAACGGATTTATAATGTGTCGATGGTGGTGAAAGGATTTTCGTTTCTTGTTATTAGAAGATGTTCATATATACTGTCGCTCGAAAATAAAATATGGATTCAGAGTATGTTGTTTCATTATGATCAGTTATATAATAGAGATATATATACACGGGAAGTTCTTGTAAACGACTTGCCGCCTAGCACTGTACTTGACAATCAGTTATATAATAGAGATATATATATACGGGAAGTTCTTGCAAATGATTTACCGCATGGTACTATACTTGCTGACAGAGTTAAGTTGCACAGATTAGATAAAAGGGAAGTGTGATGGACAGTAGCATAAGAGATAAAGAAATTAAAAAATGTTGTGAAGGGTTTAAAGTATGTACAATTACAACGGATAATCTTCTGATTTCAGTTGCACCTTATAGCTTGTACGCTCTTTCACCTCGTTTGGAAGAAGTTACATATCCGCTTGGTGCATGGGCATATCCACCACCTAATTGCGGCCCTCTAACCGTATTTGACACGTTTAATAATGCTGAAAGTTTCCAGACAGAAATACAGAAAGTTATAGAAGAACTCAAGGAACTTTTGAGTGACCGTAATTATTCAGGTACGGTTATTGGCCGTTGTTTTTATATGCCATCACAAGAATCTTGTATATGGTTTCCGTGTATACCAGGTTTCCGTCCAGTTCGGGGTGGAGGTGTTCGTCTTGGCAAACCGGGCAATTATATAACTGCAAAAAATGATTTACCTCAAGGAACTATTCTTGCCAGTTCTGTTAAAGTGTACAGCTTAATAGGTTCTGATTATGACGAAAAAAAATAAACCGCGCTCAACTTGACAAACCGTTCTTGTTTATGGTATAATAGATGTAGTGTTAAGGAAGCAACTGAGTGCCATGTACTTGGCTAAAACAAGTACGGAACGGAAGGGTATGCGGCAAGTGTGTTGATGGACACTGGTAAAAAGATTTCGAGAAGAGAGAATGTTAGCTCAGTGATAAGAACCGGTATACGTACAATTAAGATATAATCTGGTATGAGCTATAGATTATTTATGCCGCATACCCTTCTATACGTATAGGTGGCACACAGGTAGGGGTAATATAATGAAAAGAAGCCGTCGAGATAAACGGAAACCGGCTGATAGAAAACCTGCACAGAAAAGGCGGGCTCAAAATCGTAAACGTGCAAAAACCGATCCGTATGGTGTAACCCGTCGTCTAATATATCTCGATCATATAAGTTGGGTACAGGCTGAACGGATGGCATATGCAGCGCAACAGTACCTTACGTCACAGTATAGTACAAGTGTTCGGAACATTAGTGCAAGTGCTGTTGTACGTATGGCGTTAGACTTTCTCTTGGTTACGTATAATGGTGCAACTGATGTAGAGAAAGCCAAGATGTTGAACAAGTTGGGTGAACGAAGGCGAAATTCTAAATCTGTAGATGGAGAAAAAAGCAGGATGGGTAAAGAACGTTCGACCGAGATAAAGACAGAGAAAATAGATGTGCCAAGAAAAGACGATATAGACCGTGCGATTGAAATAAGCAGAAAAAGGGGGTTTATGCAAGAAGCTAAAAAAGAGATTAGACGTGACGGAGTAAGGATTAGTCGGCCTATTTCGCCGAATGAAAGCCATAAACGGAAATTTCCGGATTCGTTTATAAGACAGAAAGATGCAGATTGACAAACGATACTCTAATATGTTATAATAGATCGTGCGTAGGTAGTACACAGAAGATGTAAATGGTATACAGGAACAGAGAATCGTCGCAAACTATTTCTTCTCATCTTCTAATACAAGTCGTCTCGATGCGGGTTAGCGGTTTTGCTCCTTTCCCGCTTGGGAAATGTTTTGTCCTCCCTTCATTTCCCATATAGCTGCATTTTGACGGCAAGGCGATTCTCTGTTCTGCTACACTATCATAAAAGAGAGGTAAATGTTCGACATGGAATGTCCGTATAAAATACCTAGTACAACGAGTTTTTGTCATCATCATATACCAGACGACTCATTTCGGGACGCGCCCGGATTCTGTGCTGCCGGCCATCATTTTTTGTGTGAAGAAAGAGTTGCGAGTTGTACGTTGGTAATGAGCCAGTCACAAGTTAAAACGTATTATGAATGTAAAATGAAGTATTGGCTTCGGTACATATACGGGATCAGACGTAAAAAGAGTACACTTTCACCTGCTATAAAGATGGGCGCAATTTGGGACAAGTTTGTAGCGAGCAAATATAATGATATTGAGCTGAACCTTGAATCGTTATTGAAAGAGTATGCAGTAAAAGATGTTGATAGAGCTAAACTATGTGCGTTAATGGACGCATGGGATTCGTTGGAAATCAAGTTGAAACTTAACGGGTTCCTGTCATGTCAGGCAGAAGTAGCGCAACGGTTTGACCAGACAGATGGCCGACAGTTAATTGTACGCGGATATGTGGACAGACTTTATGATACATGGTTTGCAGAAACTAAACTTACAAAAGATCCGAACAGATATGATAATATATGGGATTTACACAGTCAGATCGGTACATACTTTTTGTTAATGCCGAACATTAACGAATGTGTTATGGAGATTACACGGACTCCGCAATTAAAACAAGGTAAACGGGAGACTATAGACGATTATTATAGAAGGATATTCGGAGATATTATTGCACGTCCTGGCTTTTATTTTATAGGGTGGGACGCTAACACCCGACAGTTTGGCCGACCGCCATATTATCGGAACGAGATGCGGTTGGAAACGGTTAAAAACAGGTATAGATGGATAACGCAGGAGATTGCTGAAAGAACAGAACGGGGTACATGGTATTGTGAACAGGGCTATATATGTTCCCCTTATTATAGAGATTGTGACTATAAACCTGTATGCGTAATCGGCGGTGTAGGCCATGGAGTAAACGAAGTGTTGTACGAGAGACAGAAAAGGAGATGATAAGAGTGTTTGGAATTGGCGTGACAGAACTGTTAATTATTCTTGGTATAATGATTCTAATTTTTGGAGGCAAAAAAATTGCAGGGCTAGGTAAAGGTGTCGGTGAATGTATAAAAGAGTTTCGGCACGCATTTAAAGATGCAGATGAAGTTACAGTAGAAATTGCAAAGGAAGTTGAACAATGCAGAAAGAAAAAGAGGTAAGTAGGCGTGGATTTTTAGGTGTTGCTGGTAAACTAGCTGGTGCTACGGTTGCTATTAGTACAATTACTAGACCAACCGAAGCTCACGTGAAAGAGTTGGCCGAACACGGATCGTTAAAAAGTAAAGTTCCGTTAATTGGTACAACGGCAGAAATTGATTTTGTTTCAGAAGATTCGATGATATTAAAACCAACAGATTTTAATGTTGACAGCTCTGTCCCTATGTGGGATTTATCAAAAGAATCAGTTGTTTTGTTGTTGCCAGATGGCACTACTTTTGATGCCAAACTTCTATGGCATAAATACGTACTCCCTATAGAAACAAATAAAAGGTTCAACATTTTTAATTTAAGCCTAACATTAAGCGTGTCTGACAAAAGGTATCGAAAAGGTTAGAAATAAACGAAGTGTTGTACGAGAGAAGTGGGACAAAAAAACATGATTGATGAAACAACTCCTGAAATTTATTCTCCGTTTCTGATTAGGTTCTCTAAAGGAGAATCGATAAAGTATCCGCGTTCTAACGTTAAAGGGCACAGGTACTTCGCAACTATTGTTACGACCGTAACTGGTGAAGTGTTGTTAAAAGTAAGTATAGAAACCTTTTTGTATCTGCCAATAGCTTTGTACCGAAACTGGACAAGTATAGAGATGAGCGAGGAAGAAGTTCAGAAACTGTAAAAAGTGTACATAAATCACAAGGAGATATAAACCAATGGAATTCATTTCTGGCGTAGACATACAAGAGTCAACTGGTTTGTTCGCGTTCATATACGGTGGTACAGGGGTTGGTAAATCCACTTCATTGATCCAATCGTTACCAGACCCGATCCTCTATATCATGACCGAACCACGTGACCCGGCAGCGTTCCAGGCGGCAGCTAACAGACCGGGCGTAGAGATATATTATGGCCAATACGAAAACTGGTACGATTTAATAAATCTTACTGCAAACCCATCGAATTTTGACGGGTATAATTCCGTTGTAGTAGATTCTATTACGTATCTAATGAAAGTGCGGCTTACAGGCGAGATAACTAACGAGAGTTATGAAGCGTTGCCGGCAGACAAAAAGTCGCGCCGTTCTCTTGTAACACAGACTCGTATGGCTCTTGACGATTGGGGCGGTATGGCAAATCAGATGTTCCGGTTGTTTGAAGACTTGGGCACTCTGTCAACTACAGGTAAATGCGTTGTAGTTACGGCTTTACTTACATCACATCCTAAATGGTCGCCACAACACGAATATGCACCTGCTCTTGCCGGAAACCAGTTTAGTGAAGGTATGCCGAGTGGTGTAGACCTGATCGGTTGGGTTCGGGACTCTAATGTGGTTGACCGGAATACAGGACAGAATACAGGTGAAATTACATGGCCGCCTATAGTAGATTTCAGGTCTAACGCAACTCATATCGGTAAATGGACTGGTATACGGCCACAAACCGGTGTGATATTTTACTTGAACATGAAAGATATTATAGAGGCTAAAGGGTGCGAGTTTAAAAGTGCAACAGAAATAGGCCGACCGTTATAGTGGTGGCTTTCAGGAATTTTACGCTAATGATGTTTAGAAAGGAATGAATCTACATGAGACTTGAAGATGTATACATGCCGTTTGGAGATGAAACCGTATGGGGTGGGGCGTGGCAGTATTATATAGTACAAGTATGCGACGAAGAGGGATGCTGTTTCTTAACGCCAGAAGGAAAGAGACAACGAGATCCATGTCTTATGGGAAAGAAAGTGGCAGAAGATTGCGAAGTTATATATAGAGATGAGATGGATAATCATGGACTTCATCTTAAAGTGCTGCCAGCCATTATTAGGGTTGGATATACTGTTGCAGAGAGACAGCGAGATCACTTTCAACTGGAATCCTATAATAAGCTAATACGTATATTGAAAGAGGCATTGGAGATACCAAGAGATAAATAAATTTCTCCATCTTAAAGACAACGATATGTGACGGTATAGTAATAGTAGCAGGCAACCGAGTACGAGTACGAGTACGAGTACGAGAAAGGATGGTGATTAAAATGCGGTGAAACTAAACACCTTCGTATGCTACTGTCTGGTATACGAAGTCAGGTTCTGGAACCTGAAACAACTTCGCGAAGGGTGAAAGTAACAGAAACATTTTATACAAGAAGAAAGGTAGATCTACAAATGGGTATAGCAGATTTTGCAAACACCGAGTATACTGCACCGCCATTGCCAGACGGCGAATATATATGGCAGTTTGAAGCACCTATAGAATTGCAGAGCGGTGAAAGTGACGATGGACGACAATATCAGTATGTTGTTCTGAACGGTAGAATTATTGGTGGTGAACATGATGGCCGTCAGTTTACTCACAAGATCTTTACGACCAGTGATTATCCTAGCAGGAACCCGGCAGCAGATTTCTTCGGATTTCTGGTATCAGCTGGTATGGCTCCGCAACTAGATATAGCCGGGGTAACACTTGAAACGGCGTTTCATCCCAACACAATGCTTATTGTATCGTCACAGTTGCCGGGACGAACCGTAAAAATCTCTGTGGCTCAGAAGACCAGTTCTCGTGGTACATTTCCGCGAATTATTAAAGTTGCACCGAATGTAGCTGGCGCGGCTACGGCACCACTAGCAGGTCAACCGGTACCGCAAGTACCAGGTGCTGCTTCTGTACCGCCGTCTCCGGCTGGTAATGTACCGCCTCCTGTACCAAACGTGTCGTCAACACCGAATATACCACGTGTACCACCGGCACCAGTAGGTTGATAACGTAGATGGTACACAGGGGGTAGAAGTTAGAAGATAGTATAACAGGTTAAAAGGTTATGGGCGGTATAGAAATTCCAGCAAACAAATTAGGTAGTATATAGAAACCACGAATACAGAACATGCTAAACCCCAACTCGTTATAACAGTAACCGGAATAGTATATGCCGCCCATACAAAAAAACTGGGCAATCATAATATGAAAATAATTGATCTTACAGGAAAACGGTTTGGTAAACTTGTCGTGTTAGGCATGTTGCCGAAATCCGGAAAAGGTATACCGATAAAATGGGAATGTCAATGCGATTGTGGTAACATTACGTCTGCGTTGGGTGGTAATCTACGTGGCGGTAGACGTGTATCGTGCGGGTTATGTAAACTCGAAAGAAAACGTGGGCCGGATTCGCCACTTTTTATAGACCGTGTAGGTGAACGGCACGGAAAACTTACTGTAAAGAAGTATGAAGGGGTTGTTACGACTAAAAGTAATAGACGTATACACCAATGGTTATGTCAATGCGATTGCGGTCAATATCGTATAGTTGGAAGTCCGTCACTCCGTAAGGTATCGTCTTGTAAGGCGTGTACACATAAACTTAAACCGCATGAAGTTAAGTTTATTAGAGAGAAGTACCAGAAAGGTGATAGAGAGTATGGCGGAGCGGGGTTGGCGAAGACTTTTGGTATAAGCGAAAGTTATGTTAGTAGGATTATGAAAGGCACTAGATTGAACGGAGCGATGTATGAATAAGAGTTTAATCTCAGCATTTTTGTTAATAGTTCTGTTCTTATACCTGGTTATGTACGTTACGAAAATGTTTATGAAATGAGGGGTTGGGTATAAAAGAAAAGTACTGGTATTAGAAGTCGGTATTAGACCGAGGCGCGAAAATCGTTGAATGTTATATGTAAGTAGTATACAGGTTATAGAGATGTTTACGAGATAATGGCAACCAAAAAGTCTGTCAAAAAGTCTAAACGCAAGTCTGTGAAACGTAAACGAGGTACAAAGTCTCGGCCAAAAGGCGTTGCGTCTTATGCAAGAACTTCATGGACTCAAAACATGTTTGAATCTCCTGTTTCTATACCAAAAGGATTTATACTTGCAATTGACACCGCTGAACAGAAACCTTTGTTTATACCAAAACGAATTGCAGACGGTGAACAGATTGTTTTACCGTCCGGGTTAACATGTCAAGGTAGAGTTCTGCCAGACGGCGATTATAGTGTAATAGGATTGGAACGGGTAGTAGCCGTTGAACTTAAACGAATGAGTGACATGTTGTTGTATATAGGGAAAGAACGAATAGCTAAAACTATCCCGAAACTCAGACGGTTACAGAACTATTGGTGGGCGGCTGTAGTTGTCCAAGAGTCAGAACGTGACATTATATCTGTTAATACAATATACGAGACGCAGATGACACCTAATAAGGTACGCGGTTTTTTTCGGTCACTTCATGTTCATTACGGTATTCATAGCTATTTTAATCGAGAAGCAGAACGATGCGAATACTGGATACTAGAACACTTGACTTATGCCTTTACAAAACTGTTAAAACAAGAATGCCAAGATTTGTGGCGTCGAAAACGAGATGGTATAATTGCTGCTACAGATTATGTTCCGCTTCCTGAACCGTCTGTACGCGGTAAGAATGTTGGTTGGAAATGATTGGAACGTAGACGGATGAAACGGAATGGTATAAATATGAGCAAAAATGATAAAGATAAGGGAATGAAGTTTGTTGTACATACCAATGATGGCAGGAAAAAGATACGAGATTGTTGTACTTATGCGTCCATATCCGAAACCTTTTTATTAACATTAGCTGGAACGGAAGTTAACGTAATACCTGTCAAAAACATTGTACTCTTACAAGCATTTAGATGTACTGTAACACATAAGTATAGTGCTGACCAGATTATATTCGAGCCCGTGCAACTAAATTCAAATTCTTAGCATAGAGTATATGGGAAAGGAACTTAGCTGATGGGTATAAGGGACGTAGCGCGTACAGATTTCATGTCAAAACAAACTGTGCCAGAACTTAACGCAAAAGAAATGGCAGCGGCTAACGAATGTGCCGAAGTTCTTCGTACAGTAGCAGACAATAAACGCGGATTATATATATGGGAGATTTGTAACGAGTATGATGTAGACCATCATAAAATTGCCAGACATCTTGCACAGAGAGCTAACAGTAGACGTGCTAAGAATAAATTATAAGGATAGAAAATGCCATGGCCAAAAGAAAATCAATTGCAGATAATGCTAACATGGAATTTATAACCGATTCCGGTTGGGATAAAGGGACACAACGGCGGGAACATTTGAGAGGTAAAGTAATAAACGCTTTTAGAAAAGGAGTTGTAGCTTCTGATAAAAGAGGCCATTTTCAGCAGATAGGATTCAAAATCCAACCTATTTTTATAGATCTTCTACATAAAGTGGCTGGTATAATGCCGGACGCTTTCTGGTATCGGAAAGGTCGAAAATCTCAGTCTGCTATTTATAGAACCATTTTTGTTATAGGTATCGAGACGGCGTTGAATTATGTGGAAGAAGAAGGGTTGTTAGACGATCCTGCTCTTAAAGAGATACATGACCAGCTCGAAACTGCCGAAACGTTGTCTGCTATTGTAAATATAGCGGAACAACGGCAGGAAGTCGAAGCGTTACAAAAACGGTTACTTTCCAGCGCGAACATAAATGAGATAAGTCAACATGGCCCTAGATTGGCTCGTAGTATTAAGACCTTGAATGAGATTGAAGATGGGTTGGTCGAGATGCTGGGTACTAAAGGTAACGCACGGAAATAGGTAAACCAAGCATGAATTTTCGTAGTCCTCTCAGTGTAATCCGCCATTTCTGTCTTTCATGTACTGGTGGCGGTATAAAAGATATACGAGAATGTACTGGTAACAGACCGTTTGGCAGCAGACATGCTCCTTGTATTTTGTACCCGTACCGTATGGGACACAGGCCGGGACGATGGGATACAACACTTTTTGGCAAACGGTATAGTGCTAGACGAGCTATACAACTAGAATGTAAACGGTGTCAGAATACACGAGAGCGCGACGTTGTACTTGATTGTACGAGCCAAGACTGTCCGTTATGGAAATGGCGGTTAGGCACTCCACCCGAGTATAAGAAACGTATTGATAAAGAGCGGTTACAAAAACATGCTCGGTCAATCCGCCAGAAGAAGTGAAAAGTCTGTTACTTTCATGTCAAAAAACGCCACTGTTACAAGAGATATTGGCGTAGAATCCATTTTTATTGAGAAAAGGTAGTAGGACACTACGGAAAGGCGCGTCTCGGAAATTAGGGCAAATTAGGGTAAGGCAAAGAGTGGTTGGATACAGAAAAAAGGAACGGTATGGAAAGGTGGCGTTTCGGAAATTGATATAGAGCGTTCATGAATACTATGTAAATCGAACTATATAGATATGAAGAATAAAAAAAGATAATGAAACGCATTAAACAAGTAAAGCCGAAAAAGCGACAAATGAAGTCTAATAAGCCTGCACGGGACTCGGAAATAGTGATTTCCAGAAACGGTACAGAGTATCAAGTTGCTCCGTCTGGTTCATGGCATAGAATCACTCGTAAACTCAGCAAAAGACAGGTTAGAGAACGAGAGGCAAGACGGTTGACACAACTGCAAGAATCAAAGCACAGGTTAGGCCTTGACAAAGACAATAATAGTGATGGTCATAAAGATAAAGAAGATAAAGGAGTAGAATAAGGTTACCGAGCATGAAAAAGCAAAATGATAACTTCATGAGCAAGTATACAACATCTAATACCATACCTACGTTATAAATTAAATGATAACTTATAACCTGATTTTTCAGGTTACCAGTCTTTAGACCCACTGATATAGGACGAAAAGTCGTGGATAACTTGGAACAGAAGTTTTCAAGTACATTTTTTAGCATTACGGTCAACAGTAAACAAGAGTTTTTGTAAACTATCGCGTTTAGTTTTCTGAACATAGGAAGGATTTGGTAACTACTATGCTGGGTTTTCCTTACTTTTGTCTACAGAGAATAGTAGTTGTAAACTTAAGCGAGAAGTTAGATAACTTGGCCGATACATGTTATATAACAACGGCGAAATGTTTACCTGTCTGTAACCAAGAAAAAGGGTGGATGTCTGTCAATAGTAAACCAGGAGAAATAGCAGGGTGATAGAACAGATAGAACAAAAAGGTCTCGACATTTCCGCCGATATAATTGAAGAGACGCGTAAATCTTTCTCGAATTTTCGGGACAAGGAGTATAGACCTTATCAGCGTGAAGCGATAGAGTTTATAATGAATAGCAACAAAAAGGTTACCGTAATAGAAGTTCCTACCGGTTCGGGCAAGTCGCTTTCTGGTATGGTAGCTGGCAAAATGTGGGGTGATATGATATATCTGTGTTCCAGTATTCCACTCCAACACCAGCTCCAGCATGATTTCCCGGAAGCCGAGATGTTGAAAGGTCGGTCAAATTATCCATGCTTGCGGTTGCCGGTAAAAGGTATGAGCGCGGCAGATTGTAATCATAGCAAATCTAATCCTTGCGTGTTCAAGGGTAGTACATGTCCATATCATAGACAGAAAGAAATTGTATTAGCACATCCATTACGAATACTCAACTATTACTATTGGCTGAACGAGTGTTTTCATGTCGGCAGGTTTAAGGACAAAAATAAAAAGCGAATAATTATTGCTGATGAAGCCGACACTTTTGAAGATATAATGTTGGATTTCGTGAGTTTAACATTTTCATCTTATGTTCTTTCCAGATACAACATTCCGATACCAGAACGGTTAACAGCTACAGATGGTCGGGTATCGTATTGGGTTGATTGGGCCGAGACTGTGAAGAATAAAATGGACGATTATTTTGCCGGTCTTGCTCTTAGAATCGAAGTGTTGGAAGAAGATGGAGAAATAGAATCGCCGGAAGCTGTTGACGTGTTAAAGGAATATAAACAAGTTGAATCGATATTAACGCAACTGTCAATGTTTCTAAGTTATGTGGATGATACATGGATATTTGACCGGCAAAAACGAAAACATGGCGAGTATTGGACGTTTAAGCCAACATGGATTTCGTCTAAAATAGCTGAAAAGTTTTTTCTCGATAATGGTTCAAAATTCGTTTTAATGAGCGCACATCTACCGCCACTTAAAGTTCTATCCCAGATGCTCGGTATAAAGCTGGTAGATATGGATTATTTTTCTGCACCGTCCCTGTTTGTTCCTGAACGACGTAGAATATTTTTGCAGCCTGTTGCCAGTTTAACCAATAGAACATGGGATACATCGTTACCATCTATTCTCAAATATATAGAGATGTTAGCTGAACGATATATGAATTACAAAGGACTTATCCATACAGTAAGCTATAAACTGCGTGACGCCATTATGGCTCTCAACAATCCACGGTTTATAACCCACGAAGGGGCAAAAGATCGCGTTGAAATGTTGAAAAAGTTTGAGCAGTCGCCCGATCCTTTAGTCATGGTCTCGCCGTCAATGGAACGTGGAATAAGTCTTGAACACGAAAAGTGTCGATGGATCGTGTGGCCGAAAGCACCTTGGCTGAATAAAGGTGATAAACAGGTAAAAGCGCGGTTGTATACGGGTGGTAAAAACGGTATAGGCCAAGAATGGTATAATGCCATGATGGCCGCAAGTGTCGTCCAAGGATGTGGCCGTGGCACTCGGTTCGATACAGATTGGTGTGATAGTTGGTTGTTAGACCAACAGATATATAACTTGGTGACAGGAAAATATAGTTGCGAATATTTCCCGCCATGGTTTAGAAACGCGTTGGTGTACCCTTCGACAAAAAACAAGTAAAAAGTGTTGAGAAGGAGGTTAAAATGAATTGTGGTCTACTACGCTTCATGACAAGTACCTTATACTTGGTAGTCTTAGTTGTTTTGGTTGTGGCAATCCTGTTTTTACTTACTCCTATAATAGCGGTTGGCTTAATCTTTGGCGTTCCTATACTAATTGTCTGTGCACTTATTGTAGGATGGTCACAGCTAATATCATGGGCACTTGAACTAAACGAAAAAAAGTCTTGAAAGGGGGTTGACAAACCGCTCTTATTTATGGTATAATAGAATGTTGAAAGTTAATGAGGGAAGAAAAAAGTTGTGAGTAATCAGAAAGGAAATCTTTGATGAGTAACAACGGACAAGATATGTCTCTTGCAAATCTTCAACGGCAATCCACTATGGACGTCGAATCACATTATAGACTACAGGCAGTTAAATGTCGAGATGACGAGGTTCTTCTGGCAATTATCGTGGCGCAAACTGGTGACCAAATGAAAATGGCTACCAAAATGATTAAAATTGACAAGAAGTTTGCGAAACTGGCACAAGACGATGGTATGATGTTCCAAATCGCTATTCTTCCATATGGTGTTCTTTGTCTATGGGGGTCGTTGTACGGAACACTTTTAGAAGAATGGCAGGTTGCGCTCATAAACGGGGTAAAAGGCGATACAATAAAATCTGTTATAGAAAATGTGGTGTCCGCCTTGCATATTGCTAAGCTCAACAAAAAGGTCGGACAAGGTGACGGGAATGAAGATGGTGATAAAACAGATGAAGACGATCAAACGGATAACGAGAAGTTTCCACATCTTATTGTATGAAAGGTGAAACGAGATGAAGTTCCCGAAAGTTCTTAAAGAATTGGGTGCATGTTTTGAAGGACAAGACTGGGTCGGCTACCATGGCATGAAATGGGCTTGGGAAAACTGCGAATATCCTGGATGGATGCTATGGTTTCTATATAGAGTTTGTGAAATAATCGCGGACGAATTTTCTTCATGGCCAGAATTATCACAGATTGAAGATTTGGAGGTCAAGATTGAGCTTAAGTATTCGATGCCACGTTCAACACCTTTTCGTCCATGGTATCTCGATTGCAGCGGTCCTGAAAACGAATATGCGTGTAACTATATTCGTAAACATGTAAAGTTGGGCAAACTATCGGAAGTGGTTAGAGCGATAAAATAAGGGTATGGGGCATGACAAATAAACGACTTCTAGTATATGTTGCAGGGCCATACTCTGCTCGATGGTGGTGGCAGAAACTATGGAACGTCTGGCAGGCATGGCGGGTTGCAAGAGATGTATGGCAACATGGACATATGGCACATTGTACTTATATCGAGACTGTGTTTCTGGACAATGTTATGTCGCATGACGAATGGTTGACACGAGATTTGGTTATCCTTACTCGATGTGACGCTATGATAATGTGTCCAAGATGGAGAACGAGTAAAGGTGCTGTAAAAGAACATAACTTTGCTGTTGAACGAAACATGCCAATCTTTTATAATGCCGATAGATCGCCGAAAGTAGATGGATAATGAAAAAGATTACAATCAATAGACTAATAGCAGATAACCGAGTAGAATCGTCAACCATAAAGTTGCCTGACAGTATTGATCCCGTTACTTTTATCGAGTTTATACATTTTATGGCAGACGGGTTACGGCATGGAGAAGAAACGTATGGGGCTATGTCGTATATGAACAAAAATTTGCAGGATGAAATAGGAGAAGAATGGCGGGATACTGCAACTTGGGCGTTTCTCGGATGGGACAGAATGAGACGAATACAAGATAGTAGAGAAGAGTAAAGGAATAATACATTGTCTAGTATATTAGAAATGAATAGAGAAGATTTTGAGAATGTACCGTGTTGTGAGGAAAAATATAAGACAACATCGCCCAGGATGATTTGCGATAGTCTTGTTATTCTGCCAATAGAATATCGACCTAAAAACTCTAGCGGATTTGGATATGTAGATGTTATAGCTGTGCGAGGTGAAGAAGCTGTTTGTCGGTATAAAGGCGGAGTTGATATGTTGAATATGGTGAACAAAAGTCCGTCCCAAAACATGAAAATTGTATGTGGTTCTTTCCAAGCATACAAAGCGTATAGCCCGGCAGATTGGGCCATAGACTTTTTGCCTATAAGTGGTTTAGTACGGATACACCCTCTTGTTCATCGTATACTCTGTGTTCCAACATTAACCACGCTTATGTTATATCCAGTAGAATGGGAGGAAGGATACGACGATGGCAATTTGTGTTAGATGTAGTCAATGTGACAGGATATTAGTAGTAGAGCAGTGTGAGATCAATGACAATGGCGACATTAGTCTGGCTGTTGAACCTTGTCCCGGCTATTTTCTTGAAGGGTATAAAGCTGGATGTAAGATTTGTGAGTTTGGCAAGATATATGAAGTTGATAAGATTACTAAAGATTTAACAATGGCGTTAGGCAGGTGGAGCGAAGGAAAACCTGGGAAAGTGGAGAATAGTTAAATGAACTCAAAACCACTTACAAGACAAGAAGTTCTTGCTGTCGTATGGTCTAAAAAATATGGAACACGGAGCGATTTTCGAGGGAGAAATCTGCGGGGAATTGACTTATCTTATGGAAATTTGAGTTATATTGATTTACAACAGGCAGACTTATGCAATGCAAATTTACGAAACGTTAACTTGTATAAAGCAAATTTGCGCAACGCAAACTTACAGTATGCTAATTTACGATACGCCACATTACAGCATAGTCATTTGTTTAATGCCGATTTATTTAATGCAAATTTACAAAATGCAAACTTGCAATGTGTCAACTTGCAAGATGCTATATTGCAGTACGCCAATTTATCCGGTGCCAATTTGAGTGGTGCTAAAGGGTTACTAGATTCAAGTACATTTTTGACAAAACATTTTGCTTCGGACGATTTTGGTATAATTGTATACAAAATCTTTGGCAGAATGTTTTATTCTAAACCAGATTATTGGCAAGAAAAAATCGGGGCTGTAATAGAAGAGGTCGTAGATTCGTGCCGTACTATAGATTGTGGATGCGGGATAAACTGTGCAACATGGGAATGGTGCCAGATTCTTAAAGCGTGGAGGGATACAAGGATGATAGATACAAGGATATGGAAATGCAGGATTCGATGGATAGATTTGGCTGATGTTGTTGTGCCGTATAATACAGATGGAAAGATACGGTGCGGTAGATTAGAGTTGATTGAAAGAGTTGGGATGTGAATGGAACAGTGGGAATGGTCGGGAAAGAAATAGATATGGCGGTATTGAAATTGAAGCAAAGAGCATGAATGGAATAACAGAAAATGTTTACAACAATAGAATGCGTTAAATGCGGTGGTGACGTGAAAGTTGAAAGTTGTCAGATAGATGCTCATGGAGACATTACGGTTTTATTGTCTCCGTGCAAACAGTGTGTCAAAGAAGCAAAGCAAGAGGGGTATGGCAAAGGGTTCTTACATGGATCGTGTCCTCCTCTTCCCCCTAGGACGCGACAAAGAGAACGCGATAAGGACAGCAAGTCCGAGCCTGTCGCGGCATATTATGGTGTACGTGATAAAGAAGGGAGATGGTGGAATAGAGATACTTTGCTGGCAAAGAACCCTTACTTACTCGATCATGCTACTGCCGCGCAGGAGATAATTAACCAGCAGACATATGGATTTGTTACCTGTATGAAGCCCAAGATTATCGCTTTTGACAAGGACAGGCAGGAGATTGTCGGAGCTGATGAAACCGTATGGCGCGGGTGAAGGAGAGAACGAATGAGCAAACCGAAACCAGAAGAGACGTTGAGCGACGGGACGGTCGTGGTGCTTGAGGGTTACACATGGCGTAGAGCTTTGTACGATGATGGTTATGGTGCGCTACGAATCGACGAACAGGCTGCGGAATCGGCATGTGATGCAGACGAACAAGTTGTAGAAGTCTGGGTAGCAAAGGCAGAGGCGAATGAAGAGAAGGAGGCAGAGACATGAAGATTAAAGAGGGATTAGACGCGGATTGGCAACAATACGTTGAAGTTAATAGCGATCTTTATGGATCTGCTACTGTACAGTATGCTCAACGGTGGGCAGAACTGATGGAAGAACGAATGAGTGCCGGTGAATCCATCGCAGAGGGAATGGCTAAAGAAACTTCGCATGCGGCAGATACGGATGGGATTACAGTTTTTATGTATGGTGCCGCTGTAAGTATCTTGTCCCATTTCTGGGAGTACGGAGAAGAGTTGCGGCAATGGCATAACCTTTCCACTCAAATTGGTGATGAGGGCGAGAAAGCGAATGAAGATGGAGAGGTTTTGAATCCAGCGTTGTTAAGTTTTGGAAAGGCAAACGCGAGCAAGTAAGGAGATCGAGAAATGAAGAAGTCGAAAGTTGTAGTGATAGGTGTTGCAGTTCTGGTTGGAGCGGTGCTTGGATTTGGCTGGGCGTGGCTGCCGGGCGGGTTGGAGTATCGGGCTGCCCAGGCGCAAGCCGAACCAGAGTTGCCGGCCAACACGAAACTGACAAGTCAGGCGGTCGATATTGTCGTTCGGGTCGCTGCCGATCTGTCAGCCCGATATGACGTCGATAAAGTCAACATCTATGTTCAGCCGCTCGGCGGCGACTGGGAACTGATATACACGGAAGAAAACGTGTTGCCAGGCGATGAGGTGCCGTTTACCGTCAATATGGCTGAAGGTACAGTCTGGTTGGTTGGCGCGACGTTGGTTGACCCCGCAGGCAAAGAAAGTGTGATGAAAGGTACATTGCGTTATCCCGGACAAGACGAGCCTCTGTACCTAGAATGGGACACGACTCCGCCGCCAGCACCTGATGTACTGTTACTTGGCTCGGCAGACGTGAACGGCGACAAGTTTGTGAACGCTATTGACATCCAGCTTGTAATCAACGCGGTATTGGGATACGTTGCGTAAAAGAATTTAAGAGAAGTGCGCGAAAGGAATAAAAATGAAACCATATCTGTTGGACGATGAACCTGTAACATCAAATGAGCTTATTGACGCTGCAAGGCGAATTGATCCCGTCTTCGGTCAAGATGGATTTCTAACAACTTCTGGTGCCGCACGCATACTTAGAAGTGCTGGCTATGAAGTAGAAGAAAACGAGAGGCACACATGAACGGAATAGACACCGATAAACATAGCGGCGGTTGACATCCAACTCGTAATCAACGCTGCACTGGGGTACGCGTAAATAATGATTCTGTTTTACGAACAATGGTGACCGGCTTCGCCAACTGACGTTCACATTAGACTGAACCCGTTGTTCGCGCATAAAAAGGAGAGACTCATGATGCGGTATATCATAACGCAAGCGCATCTTGACGCTGCTCGAAACGCACATGCATGCGAGTCCAGGCTGAACCTATACCATGCTGGCGACAACCTGTTTGACAAACTGACGTACGACGATGCGGTTTGGATTGAAGATAATTTGCCGGGCAATGCAAAATCGATATTGAATGCTTTCGGCGTACCGCTTTACGCTATGGCGCGCGACGGCTGCGGCTACGGCCACGGTTACGGCTACGGCGACGGCAATGGCTATGGCTATGGTTACAGCTCCGGCGACGGTTACGGCTACGGCTATGGCTATGGCTACGGCGACGGCTCCGGCTCCGGCTCCGGCGACGGTTACGGCTACGGCTATGGCGACGGCTACAGCTCCGGTTCCGGCTTCGGTTCCGGCTTCGGCCACGGCTCCGGCTCCGGCTACGGCTATGGCGACGGCTATGGCGACGGCTACGGCTATAGCTACTGCGACAATTAACATCGGGTTTGTGATCAACGCGGTGCCGGGATGGGTATAGGCGACACGTTGGATGATAATGTTGTTGGACGAAACAAAACGAACATGAGGAGACAAACGATGACTAACAAAAAGAGACATGTAATTGTGACCACAGACTCTAGCCGACGAGGGGTATTTTTCGGAACGCTCAAATCGGGTGATGTCGGTAGCCCGGTAGAGTTGACAGATGCTCGGATGATCGTCTATTGGTCTGCCGCCACACATGGGGTACTTGGCTTGGCGGCGACAGGCCCGGCAGATGGGTCGAGAGTGGGGCCCAGTGTACCACAAATCCGGCTCGATGGTGTAACGGCGATCATCGAGTGTACACCAGAAGCTGTTGCACGATTTGCAAGCGGTGAACTCTGGAGTTGAAAACGATGATGCGATACATCATAACGCAGGCGGATATTGACGCTGCCAGAACAGCACGTGCATGTGAAAATAGACTGAACCTATACCATGTTGGCGACGATCTGTTTGACAAGCTGACGTATACAGATGCAGTCTGGATCGAAGATAAATTGCCGGACAGTGCAAAAACGATATTGAATGCTTTTAGCGTACCGCTTTACGCTATGGCGCGCGACGGCTGCGGCGACGGCTTCGGCTACGGCGACGGCTCCGGCTTCGGCTTCGGCTATGGCTACAGCTCCGGTTCCGGCTTCGGCTCCGGCTTCGGCTACGGCTACAGCGACGGTTCTGGCGACGGCTTCGGCCACGGCTACGGCAGCGGCGACAATTAACATCGGGTTTGTGATCAACGCGGTGCCGAGATGGGCATAGCATGAAAGGATGAAATGATGGATTGGGAATATATAAATACTTGGGTACGGGCGATGTCTCAAGAGTTCGGCGGCATTGTGTATGATAAAGAAGACGGAAACAGACGCCTTGATTGGGGGCAAGCATTATGTCGCCAAGTGTTCGGGATTGATTGGATGAACAATCCTGCATGGCGAGATGCTGACAATTCGCCGACAGTTCCCCTTGAGGTATGGAAAGCTGCGAAAAAATGGCGTCATGGCGATTGGCCTGAATGGGCAGAGGTATAAACCAATGAAATAACTTTTGCAGCCAGCGGCGGCGCGATGGCGCGTCGGTAAGGGTATGCGCTCTTGCTATCAGGATTAGTGGTGCGACGACAGCCCATGTAAAGGTCGGAAAAGGCGTATACGTGAAGGGAAGTACGGTGGGGTAACCGTACCTGCTGGCCGCGCATGAAAGGAAACGGATGATGATACAGACATTGAACGGAGTTTTAATTCCCGAAACCATAGCTGAGGCAGAGTTTCTATATGATGGGACAAACGATATTTCCGATCTCGACAATCCCGACAAGACATCTGCCGAGGCCGTAGCAAGACACCTTGCAGAACAAAAGGCAAAATACGGAATAAGAGACTGACCATGCGGCCAGCGGCGATCTGGCATGTAGCACAATTCTAGATCGATGCTTGGCCAGATTCCTGCTGGCCGCGCATGAAAGGATGAGATGATGAGAAGAGATTTGATATTCAAAGTGCATGAGACTTGCCGAGATAAAAAATATCCAGGCGTAGCTGATCTTTTCGCTTTCAACGAAACTATTGATGCTGGGATTGGCAGTGCTTATACTTCAGTAACAATGGATCTTCTTGAAGATCTTGATACTGAACTTGCCACAAGAGTTATGGCTGGAGAGACAATAAGATGTCGATTGGAAATTGTAACTGACTAACTTTTGCAGCCAGTGGCAACGTATAAACTCAACGCGGCAAAAGAGGGGTGTACAGAATGAGAATAGCAACACTACCTAATTGCAGTGAATGTGGGCGATTTTGTATCCCACAAGATAGCGGCACAATGTATGGTAGTTATAATGATTATGAGCCGCCCGAAGATGTTCTGTTGTGCCCACGTTGTGCCGATAGAAAGATGGCAGAAGCGATAAGGGCCCCCGCAACAATCATAGTCGGGTGTTGGTGGAGGAAACCGGATTATGTATCTGTAGCAAAAAGTATTTTACGCCACAGAAGGAAACATGGCAATGTTCAAGACCCTAAGTGATACGAAGTATATTGGTGTTGACCCGGGATTGTAACTGACTGACCGTGCGGCCAGCGGCGGTGCTGTAGCGTCGGGTGGTTGGTGAGGTTGACGTTGTGGCTACAGGAACAGGCAACTCGCGGGTAAAGTGTAGGGCTGAGGTTACCCCTACCCGCTGGCCGCGCATGAAAGGGCATGAAATGATGACGACACGTTTCCAGTACATCCATTTCGTGAGAGTAGAACAGAAGAAAAAGACCTCGGTCTGGAGTTGTCGAAACAATCAATCTGGCGTAGAGTTGGGAATGGTTAAATGGTATTCGGCCTGGCGGCGGTATTGCTATTTCCCGACTACACAGGGCATATATAGTGCTGGTTGCCTGAGAGATATTAGATTGTTTATGAGCGCATTAAGAGGCTAGAAACTAATGGAACAAAGGGATTGACCATGCGGCCAGCGGCGACGCTGTATGAAAGGATGGGATGATGGATGAAGAAGAATGTGAACAATGTGGCAGAGACATGTCGAGTGTCAGGAATGTCACTGCGATTATTGTGAAAGATGTATTACATCGCACGGGTGTGACGTAGACAAGGATGGAGAGAAGCTGCCGACAGATGAGTAAAATGAATAGCCGCGCATGAAAGGGTGACGATGATGGGAGAACCCAAGATGACAGAATGCGGTATGTGTCTTGAGACGTACAGCGCCGACGAGATGACAACCCGATTCTTCTTTCACAAGGATAAACGGTATGAGATCGTCTTGTGCCTGGGATGCTGTAAACACTGGGACTGGATGCCGGACGGGCAGATATACCGATGTATCGTATGCCGTCAGAATCGCTCTATACTCGACGACAAAGGTGTACCCATCACAGCATACACATTGCCGCTCAATCGTGGCCCTGTGCCCATATCGGGTGCCCTGTGCGCGGAATGTTGCGAGGCTTGGGGGATCGAGGTGTGAATCATGGCTTGGCTATATATGCCGGAATTGGCAGACTCGAATTGAGAATAGAAAGGAGTAGCAGATATGGCTGAACATCCGATTCCATTTAACGGCAAGATGGTGCGAGCGATCCTTGCCGACGAAAAGACACAGACGCGGCAGGTTATCATGCCACAGCCGCCTGAATGGGTACACGAGCTTCGTGTTGGTGTAAGCGGTTTGTGGGTTGGTTTTGACAAGAACGGTCAAGAGCAAGGATATGAAGTACGTTGTCCTTACGGTGAGCCGGGCGACACGCTCTGGATAAAAGAGACATTTGCAATCAAATATCGGTTGCCGTTGCCACCATCACTTGGAGACACATATGAAAGGTATGAACCGGATACGAGACATGGCGTTGTGTATAAAGCCGACGGGGTAAGCATTGACAGTGAAGGTGGGGAAAAATGGACGCCTTCGATCCACATGCCGCGCTGGGCATCTCGGATCGATCTGGTCAAAACGGATGGCCGGGTTGAACGGGTACAGGAGATAAGCCGACGAGACGCGCTTGCAGAGGGCGTTCTCACGTGGCGCGACAGTATGACTTGGGAAGAGACAGTTGAGAAATATGGTGAAGCCCGAGCATTAGCTCTTGTTGGCCATCCTGTTGAATGTTTTGCATATATGTGGAATTCGATCTACACAAAACCTCGTCCCCGAATCCGAGACGGCGCGATTGCGTTTTACGAGAGTTTCCCTTGGGGCGGCGAGAAAAAGACTGGTGAATATCGCGGTAAACCGTGGCATATACAACCGAACCCCCTAGTCTGGGTAACAGAGTTTGAGCGGTTATGAAAGGAGAAAGACATGGACGCAAAACTAGTAGCGGACTTAAGACGTGCCCGTGATGAGGTGGCAGACGCTTATGACAAAATCGCAGTTGCATATAGGGCAGTGGGTCTTATATATCACGAAGCCGAAGCCGAGTATATGAGGGCCGAGAAGGAAAAACGCGATAGGACAAAGCAAGAAGAACGGCAGGGTTATAACGATGGGTGAACAAGACGATTTGGCTGAAGTGAAGGATGCAAGTCCTGTATTGCTCGACGAGCAAGGTCACTTGTGGTGCAAGGATGTAGGTACTCTACATGAATTCGCCAAAAAGCTGGGGATGAAAAACGAGTGGTTCCAAAAAGGCAGGCACCATTCAAATCGCCATTATGACGTGTGGGGATCAAAACGAGTAGCGGCGATTAAAGCTGGGGCTATGGTGATAACATCTCGTGAGCTTCTGCGGCGAATCAAAGAGGAGCGAGCCGATGGGCGAAAATGAAGAACAGCGATGTAAAAACTGTCGGTATTGGCGTTCTATGCCAAGCAGATACGAAGGTTTATGTCATCTATTGCCACCCGTTCAGGTATTGAGTAGTATTGGGCCGACAATGAGTTTCCCTGTAACTCACCCTGATGCTTGGTGTGGTCAATGGAATGCCCGGGGAGAGAAGGAGAAATGCGATGTTATATAAAACGATACTAGCCGACCCGCCATGGTCGTACCGGAACAAGAATACGGGCGGGTCGATGACAAGTGGCTCGGCAACGAAATATCCGACGATGACTATAGCGGAGATTGGGGCATTGGATGTAGCGAGCATCGCGGCGAGAGATGCTGTGCTGTTCTTGTGGGCGACCGTCCCCCTATTGCCTGAAGTGATGCCAGTGCTCGCAATGTGGGGTTTCACGTACAAGACTGCATTGTTTTGGGTGAAGACTGGGCGAAATGGGATGGGTTTCTGGTTCAGAGGGGGCGTGGAAATGTGTCTCGTCGGAGCGCGTCGAGGGACAAAAGCATTGAGATCGCAGCAGTCAAACGTGATCTATGCTCCTGTAAGAGCACATTCACAGAAGCCAGAAGAGTTCTACAACCTCGTGGAACCAGTGACAAAGGGACCAAGGGTTGAATTGTTCGCACGAGCAGTGCGACCAGGCTGGCGCTCAATTGGGTTGGAAACTAACGGCGAACGGCTATCTGTTGAGGATTTCATCCGAGAGGAGACACAACGATGTGCGAACATGACGAACAGAAAACACAAGACGAAGATGCCGTCTGTGCGCGATGCGGACGGCATGTAGACATGGTGATTCAGCTTTCATGGTTGGGCAGAGAGAGCCGGCCACTGTGTAGAAAATGCTTTGATGCGGCATGTGCAGAAACAGTGAAAAGGGCAAAGAAGTCTCGGAAGGAAACGCGATGAGTAAAACCACTGGTATAGAGTGGGCTGACGCAACATGGAACCCGTGGCAGGGATGTCATAAAATCGATGAAGGGTGTCAGAACTGCTATATGTACCAAGAGAAGTTACGGTTTGGACAAAACCCGACGAGAGTTATACGGTCAAAACCTGCGACATTTAATGCTCCGCTGAAGTGGACGGAACCGCGCAGGATATTTGTCTGTTCATGGTCAGACTTTTTTGTCAAAGAAGCGGACGAATGGCGGGAAGAAGCATATCAAGTCATGTGCCAGACACCGTGGCATACATACATGGTTTTGACTAAACGACCAGAACGTATTAAAGACAATACTTTTCCTGAAAATATGTGGATTGGCGTTTCGGTATCAAGGTGTGGAATAAGAGGAGCGCAACGAATAGAAGGTCTGCTTTCTCTCAAATCGCCCATCTTGCGATTCGTGAGTTTTGAGCCGTTACTTCAGCGGGTAACTTGTTCTCTGGATGGTATAAACTGGGTAATTTGCGGATGTGAATCGGGACCATATCGACGGCCTTTTGACGAATGGTGGGCTAGAGATTTGCGAGATCAATGCCTTGCAAACAATATCCCCTTTTTCTACAAACAGGGGCGGGACGAACAGGGCAAGGTTGTTCGTTTGCCAAAGCTGGATGGACAGGTATGGGCACAGATTCCAGATGTGCAGAAGGGTCATAACGATGGGCGAATATGACGGGCATAATACGCGACAAGCGCATGTATTGATGGCAGCGTGTCGATATGCACTATCGCAGGCAGAAACGCACGGGTTTTTTGAAGACGATATAGTTTTGGAGATTGTATTGGAATGGGATAATTTGAGTCCAGTAGACCGTGTCATGATTCTCGCTGATATAGAAGCTGCGGAGAGAGATACACCTTGTCTGCCCAATGTATGGAAAAAGATCGCGAGGCTAGGAGTATACGACGATGAAACGTAAGTGGGTTAACGAAGAGCAGATATGCAAAACATGTTGGGCGTATGACTCGGATATGGCATGTCCCTGTTGCGGTACGCCGATTGGAGATGGGTGGGGATGGTGTCGCGAATATGAACGTGTAACGCGGGCGCAAAGTACGTGTGTGTACTGGGGCGAAGGTGCTGAAGGGTACGGCCAAATACGAGAGGCACTTGAGAAATTGATTAAAGCAAACCAAGAAGAGCGGAAAGGTCATAACGATGAGCGAACAGACAGAGAATAAAGACGAAGCGGGATACAGTGGATGTGGGCTCGTCTTCGAGGTACAGACAGCCGAAAATCTCATTTGTGGTCAAGATGGGCTGTGCTCCGAATGTGCAAAACGTCTTGCGGCAGAAAACGCGGTATGGCAAAAGCGGTGGGCGGCCATGTCGTGCTCTGTGGAAGATGCTGAATCTGCCGCATGGCTCGACGATACGGTATGGGAAACAGAGAACCCGCTGTTGCAGTTCTGGTTCAAAGTCCAAGAGATAATCGAACAAGTGGAAACCGATTATCCGCTACCAGATCGAGGATACCAGATCGAGGAGATAGAAAGGAGAGAAAACGCGAATGGAACGAGAAACTGATTTTATAGATGAAAGAATAGGTTCCCGGTGGAAATGCGGAAAGGAGTTTACTATTAGAGAGATTGCCGAGACGTTATCGGTTAGTGATTCCATCGTTTTACATGCAGTCAGACAGAACCAGCTCAGAATGCATCGGGCTGGTTGTGGGAGTGAAAAAAAGGCTACAGTAGAAGACATTGCGGCATGGCTTCAGGATGATGAGTTTGTACGACGTGTATTTATTGACCATCCGTTACCGGGCCGGGGAGATGCAGAAGAATGAAGATAGGACGTGTAGAAGTTTATGACCCACCTTCAGTTTATGTTTTACCTTCGCACTATAATGACGGTAAATGCCGTGGATTGAATCGTCTAGTCGCTTGGAAGAATGGACGGGAACGATGCGAACGTAACGCGACAGAGACAGTGGAAAGAATACCGTTCTGCTGGCAACATGCGCAGATGGCGAGGGGGAAGAAGTAGACATGCGAGACGGTGAAATAGTCGGAATGCGTTTCGGGCCACGGTTTAAATTCGGTACTATTGCATACGCGTATATGGTTAGCAATACTTACGATCAGCTTCTTTACCGCGACCATATGCAAATGATGGCCGATGCAGGGTTTGGAGACCCATGGAATCATTGTGCCCGTATGCCAACTTTAGTTGTCGTAAAGGATGGTGTTCTATCTTTACCGGCAACAGATACTAGTATAGAGGTATAAACCATGAAACCTGTATTAGCATGGCATTTCTTGTCGGCAGATCGACGACTTGGATATGGTGACGGACGGTTAGTGCGCACACGCCAGACATTGCGCGCCGAAGGCGAACCTATGTTATGTAAAAACGGAATGCATGGATCCCGACGTATCCTCGATGCGCTTATATACGGACAGGGTGCGGTTGTCGAACGGGTGGAGATTGGAACAGACCTGCCGTATAAGATTGTTAAACAAGAAGATAGACTTGTTGGTACATGGCGTAAAACGTTATGGTGGATTGATGCAGAGATGATCTTACACGAGTTTGCCTGCCGAGAGGCGGAAGATGTCTTGAAGTGTATAGGCATAACAAATGAAGCAAGTTGGAACGCAATTCGCACGAAACGGCTGTGGATGCAGGGTAAAGCTACTGTAGAAGAATTGAATGATCAGGTAAATAGTTCGATTGAATGGGGAACTCATTGGCCTGTTGATTCGGCAACTTATTGGGCAATTTGTCAAACAGCTCATCAAGCAGCTCGCTGGGCAGCTGATCGGGCAGCTTGTTCAATGGCTCATTGTGCATCTGATTCGATAACTTGTTACGCAATTCGTCAGGCAACTTATTGGGCGACTCATCAGGCAGTTTGTTTCGCGCAGAACCAGCGGTTGACAGCAATGGTATGTACCGCGTACCGACAACAAAAAGGATAACACATAAAATGGCTCAACTGATTCTAAAATGTCATTGCGAACATAAATATCAAGACAAAAAGTATGGCGTAGGAATGCGGGTACATAACGAGTGTGCCGAGAAAAATGGTAGAGTAATGCGGTGTACTGTATGTGGACAAGAACGAAATATCGGGGGAAGGAGTTGAAAGAGAAGGAATTGAATACGAAAATAGTAACAATACGGACATGTATAACGTGTTGATACTGTTTATAGCAGTTTTTCAGCGTTCATTACATCGGCAACTTATTTTTCACTGGAACTGGAGGAATAATGGCTTTTTATGCAATCCGAATCATTAACGCTCATGGTCATGGAAAAAAAATCTGGCTTGATTATACGCCTAACGGTCATCCTTTCTGGAATACTAAACCATGGGTTATAGTGGAAAAGAGTACGGCTAACAAACTGTTTAGAGCTATTAACGAGATTGAAGGAGTTCCACGTAACGAGATGATTCTTACAACATTTGAAGAGTCGTCTGGAATAATTTCTCTTGGTAAAGCGAGACGGTTAGGTTTCGTTGTTATGTATATTATATGTAAAGAAGGGGCGACTATAAACGATGTAGAGTTTTCGACCCCGTTTCTGTGGGTTGAACCTGTATTAGACGGATACGAACAGTCAAAAACTGTTTATGAATATTCGTGGACTAGTACACCTATGGCGTATATCGACCATTTTAGTGCAACTGAATGGTTGAAACGGTACGAGTCAGGTGACGGGAAATGTATAGATTATATGAGAGACAGTATTGCTGCGACATATATTAAGGCTAAAGATCGGCCAAAAGGTATGGTTTCGCCGATTTACATTTCGTTAAAACCTGTAAGACGTAAAATAGGGGCAGGAAACAGACGTAGACTGAAATCGCAAAAACAAGTAAAAAGGGTAAAAGTATGATGAAAATTAGAGGCGTTCAATACGGTGCACGGTATAACACTTTTAGTATCGTTTGCGATTGTAACAACAAACCTTTTGACGTTCGGGTAGACCGGCTGATAGTTGTGTGTCCCGAATGTGGGTTACAAGAAAATCTTATGAGTTTGCGGGATAAATATCTGGGTGTAGACGGTGGACCGAATGCAGAAAGTGTAAAAATCTAGTTCGTTAGTGTTATTGTCCAGCTGTAAGACTCACAGTAGACTCGACGAAGAACCGACGTTCTGCACCCTTTTTTCGGCGTACAGGAACAATTTTCAGTTCAGGTGTACCTAGTACAGCAGGACAATAATGGCCTTTTGCAATATAATTGTCTTTAAACGCTGTTTCTTCGCCATCAATATACCCTTTTCGGTATCCGCCTGTCCGTACATACCACATGTTTTCGTTACTAACACGTATTTTACCGGCATTGTCTTTTAGCCGCAAGACTTGGCCTGGCGCAGCCTGTTGGTCGTGGTTATGTCCGGCTAGATAGAAGTTGGCACGGGCAACGTCTCTTAGTCTGGAAACAGCGTTTATAGACCCGCCTTTTGTCCGGCCACCGCCTATAGTCTCGCCATGGACGGCTAAAATGTCTTGGGCAAGATGTGATCCACCAGCTCCGATTACAAGTCTGACCATAGCCATTCCGCCGAGATTGACGGTAGGGAACCCATGTTCGCCGTTAGGATCTTTTGCCAGCCATCGTTTATTGAGTTCTTCAACGAGATAATCCGTCCCATCTTTCCATGCACCGTTTTTATACTTTACTATCCCTCGATGGTTTCCTTCGATATTAAACAGTATTCGACCAGCCATAAAGTCAATGCTAGAAAGGAAATCGTCCATTTCTTGTTGATACATATTGGCTACTTTAACGACTGTACCTTCATGCAACTCGGCGTTCCGTAAAGCGTTTCGTTCTGTCCGTGTTATCCCCTCAATTTCATCGCCCAAGAGTATAAAGTATACTTGTAACCCAGCGGCTATCATGTCTTTTGTGCGCGATAGAAATCGGTTGAACTCACCTTGTGCATGAAAAGAACAATAGCGGTGAACGTCGCTTAAAGGAAAAATGTAGATAGGTTCGTTAATATGAGGTACGTAGACTGTAACTTTATGTTTCGAGAAACGATACGGTTCGGTAAGCATAAAAGTTCCTCTACTGTTTCGTAAGCGAATCTTCTATATTTCTAATTTTTATACCTTTGTTGCGTGCTATATACGCTTGCTGTTTTAATTTCAGGATGCCCCAGTGTTCTAATCTGTTCTGTAACATCTCTTCAGCTTTTTCGTCTCTTGTTTCTGCAAAAACGTCTCGCACTTTCTGTTTAATGCCATTAGCGGCAACATCCCAAGGTGTATCATTGTCGTCATTACCACTCGCAGACATTTTTTCTATTGCCAGAATGAGGTGATCGTTTAGTGACACTGCCGTTTTTGCCACCTTTTTGCCTTTATTTCGACCGACAAAATAGAGGATGAGAGATGTAATGGCAGCGACGATCAGTTTTATTAGTTCAATATCCATTATTCTTGTATATCCTTATTCTTCCAAGAGAACCATCCCACAACAGCCAATATAGCATAAATCGCAAACAAGATTGATTGCGCATATAATTCTACCGTCCAATCAATTATAGCCCATGTAACATTCGAGAAAAACCAAAGCAGAAAACATAGACGATTCTTTTTGATGTTTAACACGACACCACAAAGAGACGTGCCAGCTATTGGCCATTGTAACCAATCTAACCAATCCATTATTCATAATTACTCCTGCTGTTCGCTGTCTCTCTCGTTACTTTTCCTCTGTTCAAACGAGTCCATAAAATCCCATACAGCACCTACAACGGCAATTGTACCGGATTCGCCAACAAGATTATAGATCATCTCGAACTCTTGTGGCGTTATATCCGACGTTTTACCGCCATAAGCCTTTTTACAAATGTCGTTTCTCATCTTTTTTTCTTGTGGCTTGATCTTATCCCCGGCATAAGGACGACCTGTTTGAGGGTCGATTGTACCCCACATCATTGCTGTTATAACGGCGTCTGCAAGAGTCAAATCAACAATCTCTTGGGTCATTACAGGTATACCGGTTTCAGGATTAATCACTTCTTTCCCGTCATCGTCTTTTACAGGAATACGTTTAGCGGTTGGTATAGGTCTACCGTCAACACCTGTCAATACTGTAGAAAAATCAATCTTCATGTATATTACCCTTTTTCCTTATGGTCATTCGCTTCTACCTTTCCGATATTTAACAACGCTAGATTCAAAACTCCATGATCTTTGTTTGCATTTTCACCTTCATGACCAATTTGGGTGTCAAGATTATGCCATTGTCGTAATTCTTCTCCATGTTCCCAAACTTGAGACAATATACTTACAGCACATCCATACATAAACCCAGTAATTCCTTCTGTATCTGCTTTATGTGATGTCTCTTTGGCAATTTCTGCAACAGACATACCGGCACTTATTTGTTCCTCCATTAGCTCTACCCATCGTTGAGTATACTGTACCACGGCAATACCGTAGGGGTCGAAATTAGCTGCAACAGTTTTTTGCCAATCTGTCTCTAGTCTTGGTTTAATCTTCATTTCTCTGTTTTTTTCTCTTGGTTTGCTATTAACGTTACAACTTCTCCGATTTCCTCTTCGGACAGTTCGGATAAACGGCAACTAAGGGCTCGTACCAGTTTCTTTGTCACTATTTCTGGCCAGATTGTTCATCACTATGGTATGGATTTTAACTATAGACTTTTCGACAGACTGTAAGGTTCTTTTAGTATTTCTTGTCTCTGTAAGAATCTCTTCTATATCTTTATCGAGTCGTTTAAAATGTTCGTCATGTCGAATAACAAGTATACTAAGATCATCGAGTTTAGACGCCTGTCCCGCATCCCAGTCAAGATGGTTCTGGAAATCGTTTCTACCTTCCGAAGACCTGATTTGTAAAGTTACGAAAGCAGAGACGATAAACATAACTGCTACAAAGATTTTCCAGTTATCTCTAACCGCTCTTACCAGACCGTTTACATCATTATTCCTCTGTTGCATATTTCCAATCTTCTATAACAGGAACGATCTATTATACCATGTTTATACCTGAAATGTCAAATCAGGGTTTGTCATGGTATAGGTTCCGGTTCTGCTTGTATTGCATCTATTTCGTCTTTCATTGCCTGTAACCCCGCAATTGCGCAATCCAGGTTGTGGAACACGGTTTTGCGCCTCAACTCTTCCAGCGATACCGCTTCTATATAATGTGAGACTTGTACCGTAACTTCTTCACCCGTCATATGTTTCCCGCCTCGATCTACACGGATCTGTTGGTCGCACCCGTCTCTTGCACATTTGACCAGTTTGATCTCAGTTTCACCGTATGTAGGATGTTCGACTGGAACCAAAGACGCTCGGTCGTTATATGGGGTCAGCACATGGGTGACAATCCCTGTCCGTTCAACTTCAATTTCAACTTCTTCCGGCTCTTCATTTGCCATTGTTCTGTTCACCGCCTTTCGCTCTTTCGTTTATACTTTGTAGATTATAGTGATTTTAACCACATCGTTTTCCTGCCACCCGGTCCTTCCCTCGAACACATCGATCATCTGGTCGTCATCGTTCCATCGGACAGTCATCCCGAAATCGTTGTTACTAGGACTTGTACTATAATAATCCTGACCGTGAAATATTCCGGAACTGGCATCCTTTTTCCCCAGCCCAATCCACATAATATCGTCGGCATCACCTTTCGTCCAACTCTCCTCGAATGTACCTGCCGTCGCTTCGCCCGCCGTCACGGTATGTTCGATAAACTCGATCTTGAATGTGGTGGAGCCGTCTAGTTGGATACCGCCACTAATACAAACTTCTCCCGTATCTGCTACCATCAATCTTGAAACACCATCTGAAGCTAAATGAAGATTATTTGTCCCTACTACTTGCATCACTAAATCATTTCTTGCGCTTCCAGTTATTACGCTACTTGTTCTGTCAAGGATTAGTCCTCCTTGATTTGTCCCTGCATTACTGCTATCTTCAAATCTTAACTGAGCAATTTTTGAACTAGTATTAGCATCCAGCAAGATATTAACATTCTCCCCAATTCCTTGTGCATATAACCTTGTTACTGTTGTTGGTGTTCCTCCAAACCAAGCGTTTCCATTTACATGTAAATTAGTTCCGGGCGCAATACCAATACCCATTTTCCCGCCAGAAGTAAGTTGAATCCCTATGTTCCATGTAATCTCGTTTCCCTGTGCAACACCAGAATCATAGACGATGTTCAGGTTATCGGCAGCCGTTTTCATAATCCCGAAATTCGAGCCTGTATCCGAACTTTTTACCGTCGCGCCATCCGCATAAGCGTCGAACAGGAGACCGACAGACCCGCTACGGTTTGGTGCATGAATGGCAAACCGGGGATAATCGTCTGTACTTTCGGTGATCTGTATACCGACATGATCCGTACCGTCTATAGCAAGGGTGGCTTCACCTATACCGCCGTGCGGCGCGTCTGTTACACCGATAGCTACATGCCCACCGGTGTAGTACACGACCGTTCCAGCTTTACTCCACCATCCTCCTGCTGATGCTGCGACTGTGAGATCGTATTCGTTACCGAGTTCGTCCAGATAGTAGAGGAGACCATCTGTGGATTTGACATAGACTTTACCTTGATTAGCGACATTGGATGGGGTTGTAGCTCTATCATCAAATACCAAAACGCTTTCCACACGTAAGGCATTATCACCGGCAAGTGTTGTAAAATACCCGGCAAACCCAGAAACAGAATATCCCCTAACTCCATGAAAACTTTCCGAAGATCCCGAAACCCCTACACTGGTTGTTGAAATCCCTCTAACACCAGTAAGAGATTTAGATCTTCCAATCAGACCTTGCTTCCGTGAATCGGCACTACCAAAATGTCCAATAACAAAGTCCCCATTATGAGATGTAATACCAATCGTCGCCAACTCTTCAACCGTCCCGTCGCCACGATCTCCATAAAACAACATCTCGCCTCTAGCCCGAGAATATGCCACTATTTGTTCAGCAGGATACATCAAAGAGTTTACCGGGTTAGCCAACACTCCACTACATCCAGTCAACTGGTTACCACTTATCCCCGTATACGTAAAACTATTTATTTCACCGGTTCCGTTATGTATAATATACGCATTCGCACCGCCAGTAGGCGGGTCACTATCAAAATCCGTCGAGTCACCGGCATTAACTTCTGTATCGTCAGCATCTGTAGCTTCACTTAAATATGAACCGCTAGTAACGAAACTACCGGTTATACTCAACCCTGTATCGAGTTTTTCTGTAACAATCGCTTGGGCAGCAATCTCGGTTGCAGTAACCGTATCGGCTTGTAACAACCCGGCATGTTGTAATCTATTAGCTTCTGCCGGATACGCTGTACCGCCGTCGTTTATACATACTAACCATCTGTCCTGTACAACTTCGCCGGTCGGCGGATCGCCGGAATCATATATTATAGATTTGTCGTCTGTAACTTTAAACTCGTCTGGCTCCCAAGAATCCCAATATATATACCGTTTATCGGTCGAATTCACTTCAACCGTACCAGAAACATGGTTACCACTCGTATTAACATATTCAACTTCTATACTACCGGTATTCTTTACATTCCACGACACGCTACCAGCAGGATCGTCGCTAGTCCATTTCAGGTTGGTAAACACAGGGATGTTAAACTCGACATGAGACGGTCGGACATAACCTGCAACTATACTCTGTTCTCCAGCTAATTCACTTTCCTGTCCAAACACGTCTACGGTAGACACGTCAACATGATATTTTGTACCAGCAGTGCATGGTAAAGCTACTGATTTTTGGCTATCGTCAGATACACGTAAAGAATCGCAAGGAATGTCAATTCTATCACCGTCAGTAGCAGGCGAATCGGTATTCAGATAAACTCTAAAATGCGAGAAATCATAAGCCGGGTCTCCGTTTTCGTCCACTTGGTGTGCAAGCCAATAAACCATTATACCGAAAGGTACAGATTCGAGATGTAACTCTGCGGGTGCAGTAGGATAAAAGTTTATAAGCGTCAACACACTTGCATTTTCGCTATATTTGCCAAATGTATTCCTCGCTTTTACATAAAAAGTAAACTCTACATCATATGGATCGTCTGAAAAGTTTTCCCACATAAAATGCGTATCTTTTCCCTTATATATCAGACTTGTATCGTCGTCGTCGCCCCATTCCGTTCCGGTTACAGGGTCAACGCGAAGTTCGTACCATGCCAAATCTTTGCTATCGGCTTCTGTCCATGAAAGATAGACGTAGTTATGCCGGAAATGACAGAAATCTTCCGAACCGGTAATCACGTCACTATGCTTGAAATATACATCGTCGGGCGGTAAAGAAGGGTCAGCTACTGTATGGTGGAATGCTGTAGCAGACGCAAGTTTTCCTCTACCGGAAATCCATCCTATATGTCGCCAGACAGGAACAACTTTTACAAAAATCTCGTCGCCAACTCCAAACCAACATGCACTTTCCATTTCATAACGATTTTCGTCTATCCGACCAGTACACAACCGATACTGATCGTCGGTCGGCGTATAAGTGTCGCCAGCCGGTCTTACATGTCGGTATATAACAAAATAGTCGAACCATGTCGTATTCTCGTCTATACCGCTCCAAGACACCTGTACACTTGGCACCCATGTCCCGTCATCGCCCATATGACCGCTATCGCCAAATGTAACGTCTGTTACAGCTGGCAGATCGTCCGATTCTGGCAAATATCCTGTATTATCAATCTCGATTACACTGGTAGCGTCATATATATCGTCACTATACTCGGTAGCGGTAATTTCAATTTCATGGTTACTATTTTTCTGTATTGTAAGTACTCGGAACAGTTTTACGACTTCTACATTGGCACCAGATTTCCCGATAGCATAAGGACAGCCATGTAACGGCAACTGGTCGGTGTCCCATACTTCACCGTCTGCAAGATAGACGTTTGACCCTGCGGACACAATTGCGCCACCGTCAAACTGAGAATGGTCTAAATCCTTTTCAACAATCGTATCGTCGCTACGAATCTGTGTTCTGATTTCCAGTGTTTCGCCAGTATTGATTGTAATAGGCCCAATATCTTCCCACGCTATAAATGATGCAGGTTCGCCGGTTGCACCGTTTGTGCTACTTTTAACAGTCCCGCTATATTCGCGCCAGTCAGGACTTATATCGCGCGAAATTCCGAACACGTCACCTGCCATAACTCCAAGAGCACTGGTAGTAGTCGTAAACTTGGTTATACGTGGCAAATTCTTTTCAGTGTTTATAATATGTCGAGCGAATCGTAACGCTTCTGTCCGACGAACAATTCCAGGAGCGTTTATAGTCGAATGTTGGATTGGGTTACCGGCTTGTATAGACGTCTGGTCAATTACAGTTACTTCGTCTGGTTCCCATTGGTTATCTTCGTCCCGAAACTGGACTGTAACCATGTTATGCGTTTCTTTGTTAGAAACAAACGATTCGTTTATTACAGTTTCTTTTACGTTACCGGCAGAAAATATCATGGTAGGTGTGGTAACTTTATCGGGTACAAAAAACACTTCGCTACCAGACCATATCGGCCATGCAAGAAACGACGAACATATACTTTTGACCACGTCTGTTGCAGATTGTACCGTATCAATAGCTATACCTATTTTATGCCGAGTTTCGAGACTTCCTGTATCGTCATATTTTATAACATCTTCATCGGCATAATTGCCTGCAACTATGGTTTGCGTATCGTTTATTTCTGTCGTAGTAAGAAACTGGCCCGCTCCGTATCTGTCGTTCGACAAAAAGTCATAGAGACAATAGAACGGGTTTTCGCTGTATACTTTAGCACCGGGAGTACCAGGTACAGTATCAACTTTTAACCCTTTTACAAGAGTCGTAATCTGCGGCATACTACCTTGCAGATTCTTTTGTGCTAAAGCCCGTATTGCGACTAAAGCTGTATATGGATATGTTAGAGGATCAGAACCATAATCGTCTTCCCATCTTACTTCTGTAATCCCGTCAACGTATAAAGCCATCTCTGTTTCTGTATCGTGGGCTGTTACAGAGTCCGGTGACGCTTTTATTATACGTACATCATATTCGCCGGATGTAAGGTTACCGTCAGAGTCATAAAAAGGATAGGTTATGATCCGACGAATTGGCACTGTAGACATTTGAAAGTCAAAAATCTTATCAGCGGCAAATACAGACAACTCGTCACCGGTATTATATTCATGTGTAAATACATGTTCATGTTCTTCATTACCGGTAAAACTTGTAATATCTCTTATCTCATTTTCAGTCTCGTCGTTCTTCTGTTTTAACGAACCAAACACAAAAGTATCAGAATATCCCCAATACGGTTTTCCCGTAGTTGGCATAATAATAGATGCCATGTTGATTAGAGCGTTAGTATATGTAGTATAACCTCCGTCATATCCCCAACCTTCTACCCAATGGTTTTTCTTCCCACCGTCTCCATAAAAGGGTTCAATAGACCCAACTTTAAGTGAAGTTTGACCTTCTGTAACCGCTTCTTCTAAAGTAGTCTGGTACCAAGTTGTATAGTCTGGGGCACCAGTACTCCATCTGGCACGCATCCATTTAGAATCGTCGCCACTATCAGATTTAAGTCGAAACTCTACAATTACAGCATGTGGCCCAACGGCTTTAGTCGGTGAAGACAATCCTGTCCGATACATATAAGGAACACGATAATGAATTTTTATTGCGTTAATATTTTCGCCAGACGATGTACCTTCAGGTAGATCCCATACTTTATTCTTTTCGAGTTTATGGGTAAACGATCTATAGTAATAAACATGTTCGTATCCAGGAACATAAGTTTGGGTATGTGTACCCATACGGACAGCAACTTCACATCCCGTAAAGTTAGAAATAGGCTGTTGATTTATAAGTATTTTGCTACCGATTGCACTTATATCAGTATCTTCAAAATCAGTATCTTCTGTATACCCTGCCACAGATTCGACAGGCCCTTCACACAGACCCAACATTACGTTTAATTTCTGTTCGTCTCCGTCCATTTCGACAAACATATTTATAATGTTGCCACCAAGGTACTGTTCGCCGTATAGAACAGGAACAGGTCCTTGGGTTGAAGCTACAGTTCTAACCGATTCCCATCCATATGTGGGGGATTGACGGTGAGTTTCAGGCGGTTCGTATGTTAGTGCCGCATAGACGGAATAAGCACTCAAAGCCCAGAATCCTGTGGCAAGAAGGTTGCCAAGACCAAAAGAATAACTAACTATTCCAGCCGCGCTGGTAGTTGTCCCTATTACGCCCATAGCGGTGCCAATAGTAGCAAGTATACTTATAGGCTCTTTAACAGCCGGAATGACCACAAAACTATCGTTACGTTCAACCTGATACGACTCATAATCTTCTACCGCGATTTTGCCGGTTTCGGCATGTAGAATACACCAGTCTTCGGTCAAATACTCTTCTTTTATATAATCTGCTAACCGTCGTCTCTTTTTTGTAAACGGAACGAATTTGGTTTTACGGCCAGCAGGATCGAACGGGTCTGGAATGATCCGAACTACAATGTCACCCGGTCTATATGTTGACATATGCCGTTTCCTTAAACCTGAAAAACCCTTTAACTCTAAGCGAATATATAGGATGGGTCAGTTTGTATACAACTACACCGTCTATATCTGTACAATGAATAAACTCTTGAGAATTAAGCATTGTACCGATATGTATCCCTGGTTTTGTTATAGGAATAAACGTTACTAAATCGCCCAGTCTAACAGCAACTCGATCAATTTCTTTGACATGTTTATAGAAGTTTTCGGCCCAGACAGCGGCGGCAACGGAAGTCTCGTAATGATAATCTGGTACTAGAACACCTCGTTCTCGTGCAATTGCTTGCATAAGACCAAAACAGTCGAACCCGTTACGTATAGACCGGCCACCGTCTATAAACTTTATACCCAGATATTTTTGTACAATCTGTTTCGGATCAAGTTCAGTTCTCATAATCGCCAAAACCGTTTAGACGGTATTCCCGGGAACCCGCCGAACCTTTCTCTATTTCCATGAACTCTACAATTAGTTTCGGATCTGTCACATGTCCCGTCATCTTCGTCCCATGATCCCGGTTCTGTCGGGTCGCCGTTCCCATCTTCCGGCCAACATCCCAGTCCTTTATACTTAAACTGGCAGAAGTTTCTTGTATACATTCTGCGCGGGACACGAACGTTAAGCAGATCGAACCGAGACGTAAGTGTAAATGTCCAAACATCACCTGTCATACTTTCAGGTCTGTTTGCATTATCAATCCAATAAGTGTCTTTTATATAAGCATTATCGTCATCGCGGGTATCCCACCATATCTGATATATTTCAACTTTCCGGCCACGTAACCCGTTGTTGGTCTGGATATACGATTCCATTTCGCGTGAAACGTTACAAACCGTAACAGTAACAGAAGGGATTGATCCGTCTTGCGTTTCTTTTATACTTGTATGCGAAATGTCCCATGGCTTCCACGTTTCACTGTTCCAACCGGGATCTTCGTCCCAACTGGTTAACCGCAACTCGTCGTCAGGTATACCGGGTACACTTATACGATATAAAAAAACAGGTTTGTTCAGCCTATAGTTCTTCCAAAATATAAAGTCACTGTCTAAAGTACGTGGCATATCCTATCTCCAGAAAGAAGCATGTTTATATTCGTCCAGACCATATTATTGTTTATACAGCACTCCTTTTCTTAAACGACCATGTAACATAATAGCCGCCATTTTCATAACTGGTTTCCATTTGCCCGTCAAACCTTACATGATAAGCTACATCGTTAAACGGTTCTGTCCACTGAAAAGTATAAAAAGGCCCGGTTTGACTTTCAAAAAATGCTTCGTATTCTTGCATCTGTGCTTTGGTCAAAAACGGCGATTTGAACGACCATCCGATTACTTTGTTGGAAGACACTACACGTCTATTTTCAAAACCGTTTCTGGCACGCGATATAAGTACATTATACCCTTTAATCTGTTTACATGTTTCATAAGCCAAATTAAAAGTTCCGCCAGCCATTATCTGAACTTTCCTTCACGCTTGAACACCTGCCGGGTTACCCCTGCATGTAGACTATCTTTTGTAATAATGTTTGTTATGACTTCTTCACCCCGTTGTGACGTCATAGCTGCTGGAATAATGTTAGGATCAAAAACTGTTAAGATAGTTATGTTACCTTCCTGTTTCCCGGCACTTTCGCCTTTTGCAAGGACTCTTTCACCTTTTAACAGATTATAAAGTCCGTCACGAGGTACGTTTGTTATACCGGTATGTCCGAACCCCGGGGGCAGACCTGCTGTTGCCCCTACAGAACCTGCTCCAATTGTTGCAGCACCCGCACCAGCACTAGCAGATGGTAACACTCCCGCAAAAGCCGCTTTCATTCCAGCTTTCCATCCAATGCCACCAAGGACTCCGCTCATACCGCCTACAATAGCAGTTGTAGCAAGTTCTGCCAGTACACGCGAAGTAATGTCAAGCACCATATTACCCCAAGCTCTAAAAGCGTCACCCAGACTATGCAATTCGCCACGAAACACGTCAGAAAACATTGTGCGAAACGAATTTGACATATCGCGCCATATACCCGTATAAATCCGTTTGAGCGGTTTAACTTGTTCTAACAATGTTTCCATGAGATTGAGCTTTTCATCTTTTTCAGGTACTTTAGCCACTCTTTTACGGAACGCTTCAAGTTGCACTTCCAGTTGCCGTGCCCCCATCATGTCACCTTTCTGGCGAAGCTCGTCAATCCCTTTAGTCAACCGTTCTACTTCTTCATTGAACAGACGGGTAGTAATTATTCCTTGTTCTTCCCATTTGAACAAAGTCTTGTCAGACGCAAATCGTTGTACTCGTTCCCGAGCCGTTTCGAGCTGTTCTTGCAGTTGCGTTAGTCCAAGAATAGCAGAGATACTTCGTTTATCTTCCGGCATAGAACTTAACTCTTGTATTCTTGACTTTATATTGGCTATTTCTTCGTTAAGCATTTTCATTGTACGTACATCAATGCCTAAAGCAGCAGTCTCAAAGAGTACCAGTTCAGACGTTGTATGCCCTAACAATTTCATCTCCCTTTCAAGATTTCTTATATCTGCCGTCAACACTACATACGCATCTGAAGTCTTATCAACTTTTTCTCTTGCAGCAATGAAATTCTCCCGTTGTTTTTTTAGTTCAGCAACAAGTTTGCTACTCATTTCTATTGATGTTTCTTCTATTCCATGAAGAGTATTATACGCTTCTTTTCTCTCTTCAATCTTCAAATTCAATTCGTGCATAAGTGCAAGTAATGTTTCTTCAGCTTCTTGTTTCACCTTAGGAGCTAAAACCATTTTCTCGCCAAAAAGTCCTATCTCTGCACTAGATTCTAAAATCTCTTTGGTTCGCTCTATCAACTTTTCAAGTTTCTCGATTTCTTTATCGAATTCCATTGGGATTTTGATACCAAAACCTGCTTCTCCTTCTTGTCTTATTGTCTGTAACTTTCTCTCAACAACTCCTAAAGTATCTTTTATTCGGTCACCAACTTCGTTATTTAGTTTATCTATTTCTCCGTACATTTCATTCAATACTAATCTTAGCTTTGTAATCTTCTCATCCATATACTCTATAACTTTTTTCTGCCGTTCACTTAACTCTGCCAGACCTACACGAAGCAATGCAGGAGTGGGATGTTGTCGCGCATACTGTTCAAAGAGATGTTCTCTTCTTTTTTGCAACTCGTTAATTTCTTTTTCTATGTCAAGAGTTTCCAGTAAAAAGAATTTTCTTTTCGCTTTCGCAACATCTTTGTCCATACCCATCAGAGTAGGAACAAGTTTACCAAGTTCAGCGGGGCCAAATCTTGCACCACGAAACCTCTCAAAAAAAGCGTCAAGTTCTTTTTTACTTTTTGCAATTTCTAATTCCCAAGTCACTCTTTCTTTTAAGAGTTTCATTTTAGCGGCTGCGTTTTCAGCTATTCTAGCACTCTCTCTCATATACCGGTTTAGAGATTCTATCTCTCTCCCCGTACCTTTTGCAGCACGTCCCAACTTCCATCCAGCAACAGCCGCTGCTGTTATACCTGCTATCCATGGCGTTAGAATAAGCAAACTTTTTGACAGTAACACGCCAAATTTTAGTATAACTACACCCAGTTTCGTCATGGATAAAAGTGCGAGCTGTGAACCAACCAA